TCACGCGGCGGACTTCATCGACTGACCGCAGGACTGTTTCCAGCATTTGTAATCTTTGTATTCCCAGCGAGATGACCGGCCGTATTTTTTCGGCGGTGGCAGATTGCCTTTCTGGATTTGCTTGTAGAAGTACCGATCGGTGAATCCAGAATCGCTTACCATGAACTTCATGTCAACAAGGGAATCGTCGCGTAATTCCATATCTACTCCTTATACGGCCAGCGCAGAGCCAGCACGATGCAAATTAAAAAGGCGAGCCATATGAGGAACTCGCCGGGGGAGATGTCGTGGATGGTGTTCATGATGGCGGCATAATGGAGTTCATGCTTGCAGCCAGATCTGATCGGTACTTTGATAGGTCTCTATCGAATTCTTTAAAGGGAAGGCTTTTCCTGCACCTCTGCAACGTGTACCCACAACGGGCCATGTACCAGAGAAAGGTATCGACGACGTAGATATGACCGTCACGTGCATTACCATTCTCGTTCGCATTCTGGATTGTGTTGTGCATGGCCTTGAACAGGTCTTTCTGGTTATGGAAGTCGCGGAACTCAGGCGGCATGTAATCACCGCTTTTTAGCCAGGCATAAAGTGGATCATCAGACATAACAACTCCTCACGCAGAGCGCGATAGTGAATAGGGTGGGAGTTACTTGAGGGTGATGTGGGGGACTTTGCCAGTAGAGATCGCTTCATAGAGCCAGCGGGCCATTGCTTTGTGATTGCACCCGCTACGATATTCCACCACCTGAGATAGCGCTTCGATTGCGCTTTCATATCTGAGCTCAACTTCGTTCCGAATGGGGCGGAATTGACACGAATGCGTTTGCCAGCAGATTTCTTCTTTTGCTTGGAGAATCACATGAAAATCGGATATGAAAACAATTTTGCATGGCATCCAATCCAGCGCGCGCTTAACTTCACACTCGCACCCCACAGGCGGCAGGCCTTCTCCATTCCATTCAATGCTCATGCAACCCTCCTTTGCTGCTTAGCGCGCTCAATGCGCTCGTAGTCGCTGCGGCAATCCTCATCGCAGAAACATCCCGCCGTCACTGCCTCTTCGCAGTAATAGCAGGCACCGGTAAACAACATTTCTGGATGCTTTCGGTTAGCCAAGGCAATCTCAATCCTCTGCTGCTCGCGTTGTGCGGCTTCATCTGCTGGGTCTGGAAAGTTCATGCTGCCACCTCCGTAAATGCCTTCTCACACCAGATAGAGATGTAGGTAATCTGGTCCTGCATTTCCTGCAGGGTCTTCGCTTCGCCGGTGCGGATTTCGTGGTTAATCAGTGCACGGATGAGGTGCTCTAATTTCGAGTAATAGCCGAGGCGCTGCTGCGTTTCCTGACCGGCAGTTTTGCCATGCTTAACGACGTTCTTCACGTAAAGGATGAAGTCGCTGGCACCACCTTCTATTGTGTATTTGTCACCGATTTCGATATGCATTTTGGTTTCCTATAGGCAATAAAAAACCCCGCCGTGGCGAGGTTCATTGATGGGTAAAATTTTATCTGTGCTGCTGTCGGTGCTCTTCTATGACCTGGCGAGCTACGGTGGGATTCTTCTCATGACGATTCACGTAATACTCAAATGGATCTGATATCCCCATCTGCGATACCCGTTTGTCATGCTCTTCGCGAAGCCGCTGCTCTATGTATGCCACGACATCAACCTTCCCTGACCTTGATAACTTAAGGGCTTCCGCCTTTACCTGCATGTAAAATGGAAGATTGTTGTTTAGGAAATCGGAAACATCGATAGCATAATAGTCTTTCATGGGCTTCACCTGATCAGGTCCAGAGAATAATTAACCGCAATTTGGGCAACATTAGTTAATCATTCGACAACCATCATGACTACCTGGACTCCTCTCAAATTTGGTTTCGATACCGTAATAATTGTCACCAACTATTCCTGCGAAATCCTTGATCAGCCTTGACGCTTAGCTCTCATTTTTCTGATAAATCGGGTCAGTGCCGCGCGGGAACTGCAGCGAAGCATTCCTATAATGCTGCAATCTCTCCCTGAAATACTCCCTCATCGCTTCAGGCTGCTGCATCTCCACCTCATGCGGGATAACAGGCATATTCATACGCTCCTTGTATGCGACTCCTGACGCGGCTAAATCCACGTTAATCCTGTCGCGCTCTTCTCTGCTGCGTGCTGCTAAGTTGTGTGACATGGCGATGTCCTCCTGTGGGGAGTATATCGCTTATTCGTGCAGGGAGGGTGCTGCGGCTAGCAATGCCTGATATCTACGCTTCATCGCCACTTCTTTAAACCGCTCATCCAGCCAAATCTCCTCCAGCATCTCTGTTGTCGGCTCAACCGGCACCAGCTTCCAGCCATCAGGCGCGAGCTCCGCCAGGTTGATAGCGGGCGCGGTGCGGGTGAATAGATTGATAATCCGCCGGGGGTCTGCGTTAGGCGTTACCGGGTCGACAGTGAACAGATATCCGCAACCGTGATTCTTAACGTCCCGCAATTCCTGATCGTCTGTCCACGCCACGGGCGGCTGCTTCTGCAGCTCTGCCAGCTTCGCCTCAGCTGCTTCTGCGCGCTGTGACAGGTGTTGCCAGACTGCTCGGGCCACATTCATATCCCACGACATGTAATCGTTTCCATCACCGTTCTTACAGCGGCGGCGGTCTATGGATTGCTCAAACCTTTCCGCCATAAATTCTTCGAACTCTTTCCGTCTGCTATCACTTAACTTTCCCATTATTCGATCACCTCATAGCCTGCTGCGCGGATGGCCTTAATATCGTCATTACGGATATTGCACATGCAGGTAATTTCATCGTGCGTGTAGCCGATTTGAATGATTGGCTCCAGCTTAACCGGCTGCGTGGTCAGGGCGGCCAGTGCAATCTTAATTAATGACAACTCCATCTCGGTGTCTTCATCAAAACCGAAAGGTATGTCATCGCGCGCCGCTTCAGCATCAGCTATCCATGATTTGGCGTGTTCAATCAGCGCCTGCTTCTCTTCGTTTGTCATGATGTCTCTCCTGCGCGGAGTTGGGCGGCGAAATCCTCGGCCCGGCATGCTGTAATGCGATGGCCGCGCTGAATTGTTGGGTCTGTTTCTGAGTCGGAAATTACGCGCTGATGATGCGCGAACGATGCGACAGCATCAGCCCGCACAGAGTTGAGGTAGGCGGCGGTGGCTGGGGTTGGTGGCATCCAGTCTATAGCAGGGACATAAACTGATTTTTCGGCAGCGCTATTCCAGTTACCTTCACCCTGAACTACAGAGCACTCTTTCAGGTATTCCTTCTGCGCCGCATTCTCAGCCGCCAGCGCGTCACGCTGTGCTTTGAGTTCGGCTATCTGCTTTCTTAGTCCATCGCCGCAGCTATGGGAGCCACTCTGTCCTCTTCTCCACGAAAATCCACAGTCGCAGTTAAAATTTTCACCAACTTCATTTACGTTCATTCTCTTACCCCTTATGCCGCTGTCAGGCTCAATGCCGCGGTGAAAATAGTTAGTCCAGGTAGCCCGGATTGAGCCCGAGCGCAATTACCCGCGCCCGGCGCTTAGCTGCGCTGATTGCCTGCTTCCTGCGTTCCGCATCGAATCCGCCTCCGCTGATGATGATTGGCACCGAGTTAAGCGGCACCAGTCGCTTTGGTTTGCGTTCCAGCGTGTAGGTATGGTCAAACACTCTGCCAACCTTCACCGGGTCGGATGAGGTGATAGAGATTGATTTGCATGGCTTAAGGCATTCGCGCATCTGGTGGTTAAACTCACCGAGCGTCATATGAAAAAGGGCGCATAATTCGCGCCCGGTCATTGGTCTTTTGGATAGCTGGAAGGTGACTTTCTCTTTGAATCCGCTGTTCGGGTGATTGTTGCGCCGGTACTGAGCGAGTTTTCGCATGGTTACTCTCCTCCGTCTCCTTCCAGAACGCTATATTCAGCGCTCAGGACAGATGCGTTATCCTGATCCACGTCGCTTTCGGCTTTCTCATCCAGCACCACGGCCTTCTGCATTTCGATGCTGACCGGAAGGTATTTGAACAGGCGGCGGATAACTGTCTTCTTCGCCATTTCTTCCCAGTGGGTAACCCACGGGCCATTGGATGACGCCTTGCTCTGCGCCTTGACCTTCTCGACCTGCTTAGCGGTCATGACTTCAAACTGCGTGCCGCCATCCTTGAGGCGTGCAACCGCGTAAACGTGGGTGATTGGTGCATCCTCGTTATCGCCCGGGCGGTGAATCAGGTTTTCATCCAGGCCATACTCGAAGCTGAACTCATCATCGGCGCGCACCACACGGGCAGACAGGCTGACGATTTGTCCTGAGCGTCGGGCAAGGTCAATCATGCCGCGGTAGCCGATAATTAGCTGGACGTTCGACTGGCCTGATTTAGAGCGGCCATTACCGAACGGCAGCAGGTAGGCATGACCCAATGCGCTACCGGGTTCAAGACCAAGCTGTGAGCACTGGACAACGGCACCAATAAAGCTGCTCTGGTCGCAAGTTGCCAGCGCCGGTGTCTTGCGAATCTCGGTGGTGACGATGCGAATCATTCGGTCGGCCGTCATGTGGCGGGGAAGCGCGGCTGCAAGCTGGCTCTTCATGGCTGGCTGGTTCATGAAGCCGACCAGTGTCTGCTCAGGCGTTTTGTTGGCAACCTGCTTGCTCTGCTGCGTCTTCTGCAGGTCAGCGCTGGCGATAGGTGGCTGGTTACTCATTCCTTAACTCCTTCGCCCAATAGGGCAGTGATAGGGTTGCGATGCCCGGCCATTCATTCCGTGACAGGCATTCTGCGAAAGTGTGGATGTTTCGTTTGTACTCAGCACGACCGGCATCCTTTGCCTGCTGGTCCATGATGAACACCTGTACCGGATAGCGGCCACAGTCAATTGACGTGCTTACAGCAAGGAACGCGAATGTAGGTGTTTCATCGAAGTGCGATTCATAGCCGTCCGAGTAGAAGGCGTCCTGAACGTGATAGCGGTATGAGTAAAAGTCTTTCTGGAACTTGATGATGTCGGCCGTGCTTTTTACATCCACACACCAGTTAAAATCGGTGATAATTTTGTCCGGCCGGCAGCGGGATAAAACGCCGGTGTCGCGGTCATTCCAGTAAATGCTCGCTTCTGCATTTCCCTGCGCCTCAAGCATCCACCGGGCAATCGGATGAGCCATGGCGCTGTCACGCATCAGCCTCAGCTTCCGATTGTCGTCGTGCGTGATAGGCGTAACTCCTTCAGCCTCGCACCGTTCCATGAACTCCTTTTCTTTCTCCTTGCCCGCAGTAGTCCGGCGGTTAACCTCCGGGCCTATCTCAAAGCGCTTGCTGAACTCGTCAGGCTCAAGCAGCAGGCAGTGCAGGGCAGTGCCTAAATCCAGCGCAGCCGTCTTTTCCTCATCAACCGGCGCATGCTTCCGCCACTGGTAGATGGCCGGGCTTATCGCAATATCATCCAGTTGCGATTTGCTGATGCCCGGGCCACCGTGATAGTCCTCGTTGCTGATGTCGTAGTAGATGCCAGGCTGCATTACGCCGCCTCCTGATTTCCATGCTTGTTGCGGTAGATTTCGATCGCCACTTCCCGCCGCGCCGCAATGACCATTGCATCACGCAGAAGCGTCTCAGCGGCTTCGTGCATGTCATCGTCACTGTCGAACATCTCAATGGCGGGATGGTCATAATGACGTAGCAAGAAAGCGCACAGAGCAGGCATCAGCGGGTTCGTTTTGTGCTGGTTCATCCGCGCATCGACTTCAGCGGCGATAAGCTCCAGCTCGCTCTCTGGTAGGTTGTCAGCAATATCCTGCACTTCATTTCGGGCCGTTCTGTTCAGTCTCATTGCATCGCTCTCCGCAGTAACCGCATTGCCATCGCCCACTTGGCGCCATCACCAAACAGGTGAGCCTCTCTAGAAAGCTCCTGAGCCTTCGTGAAGTAACGTGATTTCATGATTAAGGTCTCCCTGGCTGGTTTAGGGTGTCGATAAGGTTGCGCCAGCCAGTGCGGAGGCGGCGGGTAATGGTGTCGAGCAGTGATTCGTTTAACTGAGCAGCGCCCACGATGGCGCCGCCCGCGATGGCATAGTTCATCGTGGGTTCCTTGATTCGATAGGGTTGGTGTAAAAAGAAGGGGGCCATTGCGGCCCCATAAGGTGTGTTACGTTCTGGTTATCTATCCTGCTGAAATCTCAGCGTTGGTGCGTAGCACCTCAAAGCCGTCTAAGCAGGCGGCTTTACGGTGTCACTCAGTTGGATGATTAAGGTTGGAGAAGTGAGTCACCTCTGAAAACGCATAACGCTTTTTGAATTCGCCATTCGTATATATGTAGTAATCACCCTCATGCTCTCGCCAATGACCAAACTCATAATCCCCATCAACAAAGAGCAGGACTAGCCTGCAAGTAATTGGTTTCCTTTCACTGCACTTAATCCATTCCATCCTCTCTCTCCTGTAGTGGTTACTGGCTCTGATGGGAAATTCTGACCAGTTTTTCTATCAAGTCTTCCACGCTTAATCCGCGGTCATCACAACTTTCGGCCAGGTATTCAATGCCACTATCTTCGATAAACTGCGCGAGTACTTCTGCCTCTTCTGGCTTAAGTGTTAAATCTTCACTCATCTCAACCTCCTGCTATAAACCCCAGCACCATCAGCACGCCAAACACAAACCAGCCAAATACATAATCTCTGTCGCTTAACATGGGGCCTCCAGATGTGAAAAAGGCCGCCTAAGCGACCTGTTATTTGCCCGTCAGGGCCTTGGCTACATCAAGTGCCGTCTCGCACCCAATTAACCCCTTAGTGAAGTTATCTGCCATCTCCTGATCAGCAGAATCGAAAAGCTTGTCGCGATCCTCTTCGCCGTCTTCACCCGAAAATACCGGCCCCAGAGAAACCTCAGCACCGTCAACGCGGATAGCGATGCTTAGCTTCGGGTTATCATCATCGTCATACTCCTTGGTGATGAGAACCTGACGACCGTTTGCTTCAAATAGCTTTGCCCACTGCTCCATGCTCACCTCGCTGTAACTGTTTCTGACTTGCGGTAACCCGCGTTGAATAATGCAATCTCAGGCAGACACACTGATGTGCTCTTATGCCTGTCACGCAGAGAAGGGGAGGAGCAGGCCTTCTCGACTCTCTGGTTGCAGCTGGATAAGGTGCTGACGATGCGGCGCTCGAAACGTGCCTGCTCGATAGACTGCGATGCTTTCTTGGCGTTATAAGCCGCCATGCGACGCTGATTTCTGTTCATGGGTATTCCTCGATGATTTCATTCATGCGCCCTGTTACAGACGCAGGGTGAAGCCACTTAGTGTTTGAAATTGCCGCTGTAGTCAGGCATTGAGCGCATGCTTTTAATTTCAGAGTCCCACTGCTTTAAAAGGCTTAAACGCTGGCTCTGCAATTCCAGGCTATCCAAATAGCGGATGGCTGGATTTTCGAGTTGGTGATTAACCCGAGAGATTTGATTTTGAATGTTAATAACTTTCTGGCGTTGTTCTGCGTATGTCATCCTGCCACCCTCACTCATTGGCGACTAAGTCGCCGGTATTACTGCTGAATTTTCTGACTTGGTGTAAACAAATCCGGTCTATTTGCACGGGGGCATACGAGAGAAGCACCTGCCTGTTTACTGCCTTCTCTGGTACATGCATTGTTCTGCATGCGGTTCGTGTTCCATTGCCAGCTCACCCGGCCTAACTCGCCCTCCAGGGCTACTATGTTGCTAAGTCAATTGCGGTCTAACTGCGTCAGTGCACAGTTCCGGCACTGCCTGTTCGGTTAAACGTTCGTTCCTGTGTATTCACAGGGTCATATTGTTAAAGAGCATCACCGTCCTGGTGAGTAGTGCGTCCTGCTGATGGGATAGATATTATGCGTGATGCGCATATGCGTCAAGCGCATAATTAATCGTGTTTGTGTGTTTTTGGGATTGTTTTGCGTATGCGTATGAAACAGAAAGAGATTTATTTTTAGGCAGGATGTGCAGCAGGCACAAAAAAGCCCGCACATGGCGGGCTAGATTGCGAAAGGGGAGGCTATCCGTGGCGTCGGTACTGTTGGGATTGGCTGAGCATTACCCGGCCAGCTACATGAAGCATATCCATTTCTTCTTCAGAAATGGTCCACTCACGATAGCGCGGGTTGTCAGATATGACGATTAGCTCGCTTTTGACTTTCTGCAGGCGCTTAACGAACATGTCGCCGTTGTAGTCAAAGACGTAGATGCCATCACCATCAAAGCTGCTTACGGCGACATCCACAAAAATCAGATCGCCTGGCTCTATAGTGCCTTCCATACTGTCACCGCGAACGTTGATGAGCTTCACAGATGACTCCGGCCGGTTACCGAATATGACCCTTGCTTGATCGGGAACATATTCAATAGACCTTATGACTTCAACGACATCCTTTGAGGGCGAACCATCTCCGGCGCTTGCTGAAACATCAAGAACATCAATCCTGTACACATCTTTTCTCCCCTTTTTTATAATGGAACCAATACTGTATGAATCTACAGTATCATTCGCCTCATTGGAAGAGAATAGCTCAGATACAGGAACTGCGAGAGCTTCCGCAATTTTATGTATAAGTGAATCACTGTAGCCCTGCATCCCACGCTCAAGGCGAGATAGGTTCCCCACGTCGCTATCCACGCGCAACGCGAGTTCATTCAGGGTCATCTTATTCGCTTTGCGAATCTGTCTAATTTTGTCGCCTATTTTCATGGCGGATATTCAACCTTTTTTATGCGCGTCACGCAAAGCGCCTTGCGCATATTTTATAATTCGCATATTATGCGTATAGCGCATTTAGGAGGTGCATTATGCCAACACCATTAAGGAAAATGCGTGTAGAGAAAAAGCTGACAATTTCTGAGGTAGCCATCGCAACGCAACTTGACGTTGGAAACCTCAGCCGAATCGAAAGGGGAATTCAGGTTCCATCTCTCGAAACGGCAGAGAAGTTGTCCCGGTTCTTCAAAGGGAAGATCACCGAAATGCAGATTCTCTACCCGCAGCGTTACATGAAGTCAGCCGATACCGCGGCTTAAGCAATACCGCTCTTTATAAATCTGACCTCCCTCGGAATACCAGGGAACTTACGTAGTGACTTGCTCACCGCAATGTCACGCAAGTTATTCAACTAAAGGAATTTTACATGATGGAAATTGCAAGCTATCGCAAAAAGGCGAGAGAGATTGAAAGCCAGTTACTGAACAAACTGGCTGAACGTGGACAGGGAACACTGGCGAAGGTGCTGGACCTGGACGACGCAGCTGTAAGCCGCATGAAGCGCCCATCAGGAAAGCAGCGTCACAGCTTCTTCCAGATGATGAGTCTGGCGCTGGCGTATCTGGATGTGGTGTCACCGGAGTCGGAAATGGCTCAGAGGTTGTTGCGTATTGAGCAGCTACTGACAAAAGAAAAAGCCCCGAGCTGCGCTAACAGCTTCGAGGCCTGATGCACGAATCTTACTGGATCAACGTGCAGGAGTAATTATGAGTTCTTTATTATCGCTTTACAAGGCAAAAGAGAAAAACGGCACGGAAACAACGGTTAAGAAAACATTTCTGGTACCGCTGGCTGAGCTTTACGTCGAGCCGGGCTACAACGTTCGTGAAATCGACCAGGAGCACGTCGCTGAATTCCGCGATGCTTTCATCGCAGGTGAATTTGTTCCGCCGCTGGCGGTACAGGTGACAGAGCAGGGCATCAAGATTATCGACGGCCACCATCGGTATTACGGCGCAAAAATGGCGTCTGAAGCCGGACACGAAATACCGCGTCTTGAGTGCAAGGACTTCTCAGGTTCTGAAGCTGATCGCATTGCATTCATGGTCACCAGCTCACAGGGTAAAGCGCTTTCTCCTCTGGAGCGCGCGGCGGCATATCAGCGCCTGCTGAATCAGGGATGGACGCCAGCTGAGATTGCCAAGAAGGTTAAGCGCTCTCCGGCAGATGTGGATCAGCATCTTCAGCTACTGGAGTGTGGCGATGGCCTGATAGCCATGGTGAAGGCTGGCGAGGTAGCACCGACAACGGCTGTCGCACTCTCGCGTGAGCATGGCCCGAAAGCGGAAGCCGTGGCGCAGGTTCAGATGGAGAAGGCTAAAGCCGCAGGAAAAACCAAACTGACGCGCTCAGCAGCTATTCCTCAGTTCAGCGCAGCCAAAGCACGCCGCCTGGCTGAATTATTGGTTGATGCTGAGTTTGACCGTGATGGCGGCTTCGACAGCCTGATCCTTTCTCATGGCACCACTGAAGAGATAAAGCGGATTCTCGCTGATTATCGCTCAGGCATTCCTTCTGACGGGGGCGGCGATGAATCTTGCGCATGACAATGTATCACCAATCAGGCCCGCTCTCAGGGCCGTGGAGCAACGTGTGGCAGATACAGACGATGGATACACGCGTCTGGCAAACGAGCTGTACGAAGAGCTGATAGGGGCCAACCTGACCAGGAATCAGGCGAAGGTTGCGCATGCTGTTTGCCGGAAAACATACGGCTTCAACAAAAAGATGGATCGCATTGCTGACAGCCAGATTAGCCAGATTACCCGGCTGCCCAGGCAGAAGGTAAACAAGGCAAAAAATGAGTTAATTCAGATGGGTGTATTGGTCCGGGAAGGCATGCTAATCGGTCCGAATAAGAATCTCACAGAGTGGGAAATTCCAGAGTGTCACCAAGATGGTGTCACTGTCACCAAATCAGTGACAAAAAGTGTCACCAAAACGGTGACAGGGTTGTCACCAAAACAGGGACACACAAAAGACACTATTACAAAAGACAAGAAAGACAGTAAACATACGTCAGAGGATTCTGGCGAATCCTCCGACACACCCCTGAAGAATCTACCGGTCATTCGGCCTGAAGCAGCTACCCATTCACCGAAAGGTGACAAGTGGGGAACAGCTGACGACCTGAAGGCTGCCGAGTGGATTTTCAGTAAAGTGCAGATGGTCACCCCGACAGCACAACAACCAAACTGGCCCGCCTGGGCTAACGACATCCGCCTGATGAGAGGCGCCCTTGAGGCAACGCATCACGATATCTGCGAAACCTTCAAGTGGGCCAACGCCGATCACTTCTGGCAGACCAATATCCTCAGCCCTGCAAAACTCCGCGCCAAATGGGACACACTCCGGGCGCAGATGAGCCAGCCAGGGCGTAACCGGCAGTCAGCGCCTCAGCAACCCGCTCAGCACTGGAACAGCCGCGAAGCCTGGGAGAATGAATTCCTATGAGAAATCTCGTATCAGCAATTCAGAACCGTGATGCAGGCGCACTGGCTCGCATTGCAGGAGATGGCCCGCGCCCGGTTGAGCGTGGAGTGCATGAAGACGTTGAGCGTCTTGTCGATGCTCTGTTTTCGAACCTGAAGCAGGTGTTTCCGGCATCGGTCAGCACTGCATGGCGCAATCCGAACGACGAAGCAGCAGCGAAACGCCAGTGGATCGCCGCCTTCGCTGAGAACGGTATTCACAACAAGCAGCAACTTTCAGCAGGCATGAAGCTGGCGCGTGCAAGTGGTTCGCCGTTCCTGCCATCTCCCGGACAGTTTATCGAGTGGTGCAAGCAGGGCGAACATCGCGCCGCGGGTTTGCCAGCCGATGAAGAGCTTTATGACATGTTCCGTCTGTACTGCCGGGACCGTGGCATGTACGACAGCAGCGAAGAGTTCCCGTGGGAAAGCCCGGCATGTTTTCACATGGTGACAGCGGTCTACAACCAGGTGCGCTCATTCAACCTGACTGATGCAGAATGCCGCAAACGCCTGGGCGATGAGCTGCGCAAGATGTCCCGCCGCATTGAGTCTGGTGAGGTCATCCCTCCACCGCGCAAACAGATTCCTCAACTCCACATCCCAACCGGTAACGAAAAGGCACTGGATCATCTTGCCGACATTCGCCGCCGCTTTGGTCTGAAGGGTGGCCGCCATGACTGAAATGAACCGTATCCGCTTTGAGCGACTGTATCGCAGCGTTCACGGTGACAAGCACAACCTGACCCGATCACATCTTGGCTATCAGGATGCTGTGGTAGACCGGGCGTTTTTCTTCTGGCTTGAGGGAAGGGAGAGTGCCGCATGACACAGGTAACTCAACTGGTAATCACACAGCCGCTGATGCGTCAGGCCCGTAACATTCAGCTGGCAATTATCGACCTGGCTAAGAAGCGCGACCTGAAGCCTGAGCAGTTCCGGGCCCACCTGAACGCTATCGACATGCTGGCGCGTGAAGCACATGACCTGATGGTTGACGCGGAAGATGAGCAGCAGCCAGCCAAAGGCCAGAAACGGGGAGGATTTTGATATGAGCAAAGAATTACCGACGGTTGTTGCAGAGAACCTCATGACCATCGCGCCAGACCTGACGATTAAAGTTGTTGTTCTCAGTAACGGGCAGCGGGTCATCCCTGAGGATGATATGAAGCGGGCCTGTGAGTGGCTCGGAGTAGACCTCAGCAGCCTTGAAGTCGATGCCTTTTTCCGGGTGCAGGATTAAAAGTTAAAGGTGAACCATGAACAACGTAATCCCCTTAAAACGCTCTGAGCACGTCATATCGGACGCGGAGCTGGATAAGCTGGCTATCGATATCAGCCGGTTCGCTCAGAAGCATGCAGGCACACTCAGCCTGAGCCACGGCATCAGGAAGTTACTCAGCGACGCATTAAAGCGAGACAAACGCGATGGAGAAAGCAACGTTCCTGCTTAGGAGCGACAACATCCGACAGAACTGCATCACCGCCATCCAGCAACTACCCGCCAATCCCGACAAGCCTCTGCAGGTAACCATCCAGGAAGACACCAGAAGCCTTGCGCAAAACCGCATGCTTTGGGCCTGCCTGCATGATGTATCAAGCCAGGTGGTGTGGTACGGGAAGAAACTCGACGCAGAGAGCTGGAAGCATATTTTCAGCGCCAGCCTGAAAGGGCAGGAGACGGTGCCGGGTATCAATGGCGGCTTCGTGGTGCTGGGCCAGTCAACAAGCAAAATGCGCGTCAGTGAGATGCGTGACCTAATCACACTTATCCATGCCTTCGGTGCCGAGCGGAACGTCAGGTTTAGCGACGAGTCAGCGCGGGCGGCTGAATGGGCTAATCGATTCGGGAGTAGAGCATGAGCAAATTAACCACTGCAATTCTGGATGTGCTTTCTGATGGTGAATGGCACACCTCCAAAGAAATCACCGACCGCGCCTGCGTGATGGCCTCAGCTAAGCGAAAAAACGTGGCTGTAGCTCTTCACGACATGACTGACAGCAACAAGATAAAACGTCAGCGGTTTGGCAATACCGACCACGATTACCAGTACCGCATGGGAACGGTAAACATGGGCTTTGGCCGCAGCTACAACATGGCGATGCTGGACAGTCTGTTATCAACCGTCAGAGGTGCTCATGCGAATGACATGGTTCGTGCATGACCCTGTAGACACTGACACCGCCGCCGAACTCCTTTCCCGCTACGCCTCCCGTAATATCAAAACTCAGAAGACCCTCTCAGCAGACCCACGCCTGTGGCTGGTGAGCGCCTTGCTGCCTGAGTTCCGGGAAGAGCCAAAACCTAGCCGTCAGTATAAAAACCCAATGTGGAGCTGAAGATGAAAATCCTATGGAACACCTTGCTTCGTGCCTCTGCCTTTGCGGCTGAAAAGCTATATGGCGAGAAAGTAACGCAGGTCGATGTCTGGCTGGAAAGCGGCCGGCAGTTAATGCTGATGGACCGCGATGAATCGGAGAGGCTGGTCCGGGTATGTCGACAGCTGAAAGACGAGTGGACTGAGCAGGAAAAGCAGGAACTGCGTCAGGCTATCAGTACCATCCGTCAGCATGAAAAGGGGCATCCTAATGCGTGAGCGCTGCTGCCGCTGCCACACCATCCTCACCTCAGAAGACAAGTATCACTACGGGGCCAACTGCGAAAACTGCGAGGTAGATCGCCGCTATGAAGACCACGAACGGGACCAGCCAATCAAGTCAGCCTACTGGCGCTGGCGAGCCATCTGCTTCTGTGTGCGCTTTCTGTTCTGCGGCGCTGCCAGAGTCAGTGGTGTACTGCTGCACAAGCTGCGAAATAAGCCTGATGCAGGACCCACACTTTCGGATGTGCGGAGAGAGCCATGAGTGACCAAAAAATACAGATAATTTGTGGGGTTCTGCCGGCTCTATTGCGACAGCTGGTTGCGGATAATGAAGTAGTTGTTATCGACAGCATCGCTCGAAGCAGAGTGTCAGTTAAAGCTCTCGAAATGCCATCTGCTGCAAGTTTTGAGCGCACGCAAGAGGCATGGCAGGAGAAACCTAATCGCCGAGCAGGTTTTGCATCAGCACGTAGGCAGGCGAAGAAAAACAGGAGACGTCATGGCTAAAGGCGCCAAGCTGCCGAAGCCGAAGAAATGCCCTATCTGCTCCACCGAATACACCCCCCGAAGTTCACTCCAGAAAGTCTGCCACAACTACCGATGCGCCATGAAATTCACCGCTATACGTGAAGCGGAGAAGCGTGTGCGTGAAGCAGGAAAAGAGGCAAGACGGCAAAGAGATGACCTTAAGCGAAGGAGGGAAGGGTTGAAAACCCAGGCGGACTGGATGAAAGAGGCTCAGGCAGCATTTAACCGGTACATCAGATGGCGCGACCACGGTAAAGATTGTGCAAGTCATGATGGGCCACTTATCAGCAACAGCAATTACCTCACCGGCAGTGCAGTAGACGCCAGTCACTACCGCTCACGCGGCGCAGCACCCCACCTCAGGTTTAACGTTTTCAACGTCCACGCTGCTTGCACCCGGTGCAACAGGCAGTTAAGCGGCAACGCAGTTGAGTTCAGGATACGCCTGATTAAGCGCATAGGCCTTGAGCGCGTAGAGAGACTTGAGGCAGACAACACACCACGCAAATTCGATATCGAGTACCTGAAGCGGGTGAAAGCCATATTCACGCGCCGGGCACGCCATTACGAGAAATTGCGTAAACGTCAGATGGAGCGTGCAGCATGACCCAATACCTCAGAGAAAAGTGGCTCAGGCTACTGCTCAACTTCAGACCAATCACCCCAGCCATTCAGCCCGCTCACATTCAATCGTGGGACATCCAGCCTAAGAGGAAGAAACGATGAGTCTTGAAGCAACCGTTAAGTACCACTTCCCGAAGACAGCAAGCTTTGCAGGTATGCCGCCTGCAACAGCCTCAGACGCATTATCTGGCACTGACTACATGGCAGCAATGGGAATGACGCAAAGTCGCGCTCCGCTGGGTTACAGTGCGTTTATGGGGAAAGTTGGAGTAAGCGATAACGACGCCCGACGCGCCGTATCGTTATTAACTGAATATGCCTTGAGTACCTGCGATAAGGTTGCCGCCCTTCGCAAGCTAGACCCAGATGTTAAACCAGCTGTAATGCAAACTCTCGCAACTTATGCGTACATGGATTATTGCCGCAGTGCGGCCAGCGTCAAACCGTGCGAATGCTGCCAGGCTAAAGGATTTATTGAGGCTGACGTGTTCAGTATGAAGTCGCCGCTTTCGGGTGGCGCCGCTCGGAGTGTGAAGGAAGTCGTCCGGGTTCTCTGCAAGACCTGTAACGGTAAGGGCGTCGTGTCGTCGTCATGCCGGGACTGCTGCGGGAGGGGGCGGGCGGTTGATCGCAAGTTGACTGAAGAGCAGGGCGTGCCGGTGATGGGCGACTGTAAGCGATGCTGTGGTCGTGGGTATGAGCGTATCCCATCGACTGACGTGCATCGAACCGTGGATGGATTAACTGACGCGATATCTCTCGACACCTGGAAGAAGTCGGTAAAGCCATTCTATGACGGGCTTATCGGCAAGATTGAGATTGAGGAATCGTGGGCCAATGCCTCGCTAAATAAGGTCACAGGATAGCGCAATCAGAAATAGCTCATTATTTTATCGTGGGCTATTTACTTTTCCCGAAACTGGGGATATGATTCCCAACAGTTGAAGTTGCGCGCTGTTGTTTAACGCGGTAACTTAATCCAGTCAGTTCCATCGATTTGTGATAATCAAAGCGCCTTACGGTCTCACCAACTGCGAGGGCGTTTTTTATTTCTATACCCTGCAGAGGATAAGCAATACCGCATACCCTGTAGCGGATAAGTAACACCACTGAACTATTCCAAAAGGTCGCCATTAGAGCGGCCTTTTCTCGTTTTTCGCCCATGCCAATCAAAATCGACTCTCACCTTTTCCTGTGTGGCATCGGGCGATCTTTTCTTCTAACAGCAATGAGCCGGTCTCACCGGGTTGCCGGAGACGGCTATGGCAGCAGAATTCTTCTCAAAAGAGATACTCCTCGGGCTGGGCGGCGCTCTGTCGGTTGGCATTAACGGCTGGCTGGCTTTCAGTCGGTACTGGATAAGCAACAGGGCAAAGAACGCCAACGACAACCAGCAAATCGACATGCTCGATAAGCAGGAAAAGTACATCGAACGGCTGGAGAAGACCAACTCTGAGCTCAGGGCGGACAATGCCGCCAAGGATGAAACCATCCGCCAGTACTGGAAGACGATCGCCGACACTCAGGCCCGCCTGCAGATTATCGAAAGCTCACAGAAGCATCTGGAAGAGCAGAACGAAAGCCTGAAAGCGCAGGTCAGGGAGCTGACCACATCAAACATGAACCTCGTATCTCAGATAGCTGAGATGCGTAACGAATTGAGGGTATCGCGATGATTAGAGATAAGAATGGCGACCCCGTAATCACCTGGCAAATGCTCGTCGTCATTCTGGCGACCACTTTCGGCATCTACGCCTGTGGCGTCGTGTCAGGCTATTTCTACTTCCGCGGCGAGTATCTGGCTAAAGCTGATGCCCGCGACCGGGTGGTTAACGAAATCAAAAAGCAGGTAGACCAGCTTCCGACTCAGCAGGAGTTAAAGCAGGTTGTGAAACAGGATGAGAAGAAATGAGCCAGATTATCCCGATCCTGAATTTTGAAGAGGGTTTCCGAGCGCGCCCTTATGTTGACAGCGAAGGATACCCGACTGTCGGAACCGGATTTCTGATTGGGCCTAAGGGCGCTGCAATCAGTAACTACACATTCTCTCTTTCAAAGAACGTCTCAGACGTGTGGCTTCAGGAGCTGGTAGACACGAAAACAGCAGAGATGAAGGCGTCACCTGCCGTTTATGCCGCACTGAAAAACTGCAACCCGGCGCGCACTGATGTGCTTATCAGCATGGCATATCAGCTCGGCACTCAGGGGCTGGCAGGTTTCAAAAACACACTGCAAATGATTGCGGTTGGTAACTTCACTGGCGCTGCTGCAGGGATGATGAATAGCCTCTGGGCGAAGCAGACCCCTAAACGGGCGTTGCGTCACGCTGATGTCATGCGAACCGGTACATACGACGTTTACAAGGGGCTGATATGAACTTCGCTATCTGGCTCCTCATCATCGTAGCCACCGTGATTGCCGTTCTGCTCATCCGCAAGTACACCAGTCTGGAGTTTGTCGCCCATGCAAAGCTTCTATTCAAGGCGTACAGCGTATGGCTTGCATCAGCTGGTTCCGCACTTAGCGCGTGGGTGCAGTCATTCCCGCAAAATGCGCTCGATGCATGGAATGTGCTGCCGCCTGATATCAAATCGTTTCTGCCTCAAAACTACCTCGGCATGATAGGCGCATTCATGGTAGCGATGGGCGTTATTGCTCAGTTTGTGCGGCAGAAAAAGTTGCTCGCCAGTAAGCAGGAAATGGAGAGTCAGCCATGACGCTTATTACTTCACTGTTCTCAGGTTGGTGGACAGAGATTCTCGCCGGCGCAGCTGTTCTGGTCGCGCTGTTTGCCAGTTACTTCGGCGGAAAGAAAATCGGCACCACACAGACGCAAGCTAAAGCAGAAGTAACGGCAGCGCAGAAAGAAACCCAGCAGGCTGAAAGGGTAGCCAAAAAGCAAAGCGAAATTACCCAGGCGGTGAAAAATGTACAGCAGGATAATAACTCTGTTAGCGATGACGATGCTCGCAGCCGGATGCGGGTCAGCAAATACCACACCGACGACTGAGTATATTTACACCGATTCATCCTGCACAGCATTCCAGCCAATTATCACCCACGGAAAAGACCCAGACGTTATGGATGTTCGCACTGTGCGGGCTATCAACACGCTCAACGACACTTACGACAGAATCTGCGGGAATAAAAAATGACAACAGAACAGTTTGCATATTGGCTTCAGGGGTTTGCTGAAGTGAATGGTGCGCCACCAAATTCCCAGCAGTGGGACGTCATCAAAGAGCACTTGCAGCTTTGCTTTGTGAAAGTCACGGGAAGCCAGACGAAGCTGCCTGGTATTGAAGAATTCATTAAGCAGCAGAATCAGCAGAAGCAGGGCAATTTCCCATACGTAGTTGGCACTGGCTACCCGTTACCTCACCCAACAACTATTACTTGCTGAGGCGATGAATGAACACCCTCAAGCGAGCCTGGATATGGCTCATCACCAAAAAGGATAATGCAGTGAGTGAGCCTATTGCTGATACCACGGTTGTGACAGATGACCCGACTACCGTTACCGCCGATACTGCCACTGAGTCCGCAACACCGGCAGCAGAAGTGAAAGCGGGAGTGCAGGACTTTGAAGCAGCACTGGCTTTCGTAGAGAGCGGCGTAGCGCAATTAGGCGCAGCGGCTAAAGATGAGCTCAAAGCACTGGCTAAGAAGTATCTCTGACATCTTTCAATATTGTGTAATGCGGTACAGTGCCTGCTCAGCTTCGTTTTGGCTCATTCCACCATGCACGTTCGCAGGGAAAACTATCTCGCTCCCTGAAAGAACCCATATACCTTTGTGAGTGGGATGACGCGACAACTCCTGACCCTCCACTATCGGGAATGACTTATCAACCACGCTCACGCAATAGCCGTTGATGCTGTGAATTATAAGCGCCCACTGTGGACGTGAGCTGATAGAGACCCTTCTGACTACAACTGCATTATCCATTCGAATAGTTTAAGCATGTTATCAATAAGCAAATGATAACTGATGTCCCGAATCAGTCACACACCTAAAGAAACACTCCAGCCAGTCCCTCTGGAACAAAGCGCCCTGACTTAAGTAAGAAGCGTCCGCATAGCGGAATCCTCCCGTGGATTCGGTCAGCAAGCGCAAGGGGCAAGCAGGGTTATAGGCGAAAGCTGAATTCCCCGACATGCGGTGAACGCCCACCGTGCGAGTTGCAGGCGTGGCACTCTGAGAGAAGAGGTTATTCATACATGGCTAAAACAAAATGGCCTAAGTTGCCACGTTTACTGGTTCCACTATTCCATTGCGCCAACATATATCTTTGCCGCAGCAGGGATGAGTGGGTGCAGGCTGAGACGTGCATTGGATTACCCCCTACTGACCTATTGCTCAGCAATGGTAGATGCAGGCACTTCGTTGATGATCAGACCGGCGAAAATCTTTATCTGATTGGCGTGTTCGACAACAGCCTTGCAACTCTGGTTCACGAGTGCGCTCACGCAACCTTTTACTGCTGCAGTGATGTTGGCGTTAGCGTACAGACAGACCGGCCAAACGAAACCTATTGCTACTTGCTGGATAGAATGTTTAGTCACTTCCAGCCTTACATCAAACAGGAATAAGAAATATGGCCGCACCAAAGGGCAACCGATTCTGGGAGGCTCGCAGTAGTCATGGGCGAAACCCTACATTCGGTTCGCCTGAAGAGCTGTGGCAAGCCTGCATTGAATACTTCGAATGGGTGGAAGCTAACCCACTCTGGGAGATGAAGCCATTCGCTTATCAGGGTGAAGTGGTTCAGGAACCCGTCGCCAAAATGCGTGCGATGACTCTGACCGGCCTATGCCTGTTCCTCGATATCGGCGACGAGACATGGCGAAATTACAGAGCGAAGCAAGATTTTATTGGGGTCGTCACGCGAGCAGAGAAGGTTATTTACGACCAGAAGTTCTCAGGCGCCGCTGCTGACCTGTTAAACCCGAACATCATTGCTCGCGACCTCGGCCTTGCCGATAAGCGCGAGGTTCATAAGACAATCACTGACCTGACTGATGAAGAGTTAGATCGCAAACTCCTGGAGCTAACCAATGCAAAATCTCAGCCGGGAGCAGAAGATTGAGCTGGTAAAGCTGCTGGAAGAGAAGAAACGACGCGAGAACGTTTATCGCTACCGTGGCTTCTATCAGTCACGTCACCCCTGGCAGAAGCGATTCATTGCCAGCACCAAAGAATATTCACAGTCAGCTCTCATCGCTGCTAACCGTGTTGGCAAGACTGAGACAGCGACATACATCGACGCCATCCATGCGATGGGCGATTACCCGGATGAATGGACGGGCCACAGGTTTGATCATGCGCCGCTTATCTGGGTGCTTGGCTACTCCGGTGAGAAATGCCGCGACCTGCTTCAGACGCCAATCATCGGGCGAAAGACAGATAACGGCTGGGAAGGTGGCCTGATACCCGGTGAGCTGATCACCGGCGTTGAGGCTATGACCGGCACGCCAAACGCCGTCCGCTCCGTGTACATCAAGCACAAGTCAGGCGGCACAGCAAAGATTCAGTTCTGGTCCTACTCGCAGGGCCAGCACGCATTAATGGGTGACAGCGTCGACTGGTTCCACATCGACGAAGAGCCCAAAGACCCCGACATCTTCCCGCAGGTTCTGACGCGCACAGCGACCGGTGACCGAGGGAATGGCGGGCGTGGCATTCTGACGTTCACACCAGAGAACGGACGAACCGACCTCGTTATCGGATTCATGGACACGCCAAGCGCGGCACAGACGTGCATGAATGTTGGCTGGGATGATGCGCCACACCTGAGCGAAAAAGTTAAGACGGAGCTTCTGGCGTCGTTCCCTGCGCATCAGCGCGACATGCGAACCAAAGGCATCCCGATGCTGGGCCATGGTCGAATCTATGACCTCGCTGATGATGCCATCATGTGTCAGCCGTTCCCATGCCCCGATCACTTCTTTGTCATTGACGGTCAGGACTTTGGCTGGGACCACCCGCAGGCGCACGTTCAGCTTTGGGAAGACCGGGATGAAGACGTTGTCTATGTCGCTCACGTCTGGAAGGCCAGAGAGAAAAAGGCTGATGAAGCGTGGCGGATGGTTAAACGCTGGGCCGATGGTGTTCCCGTTGCATGGCCTCACGATGGCCTTCAGCACGAGAAGGGCGGCGGTCAGCAGCTTAAAGAGCAATACAAAGCTGAAGGCTTCAGGATGCTGGCAGAGCACGCGACATGGCCAGACGGCAATTACAAGGTCGAGCCTGGCATCCATGAGATTCGCGAGCGCATGCTTGATGGCAAGTTCAAGGTATTCAGCACATGCCCGGAATTCTTTGAGGAGTTCCGCATGTATCACCGCGATGAGCACGGCAAGATTGTGGCGATCAACGATGACGTCCTGTCAGCCGTTCGCTACGCCTACATGATGCGCCGGTCAGGCAAGCAGATGTTCAGCATCAAATCACCCCGCAAGAAGGCTCGCTTAGCCACCACAGAATACAACCTATTCGGGAGTTAACCATGGGTATCGAAACCGGCGCTCTGGCTGCTTACGCTGCCATTGCCTCTGCTGCCGTGGGCGCAGGAACAGCCGTTTACTCGGCAACACAGAATAAAGCGCCAGGCGTAAAAGGCGCACTGGCTCCAAACGCAGACGCAGCAACAGCGCAGGCAGATGACCTGCTTCGCAAGCGTTCACGTCAGGACATCAATGCGAACATCCTCAGCGGTTCCGGTGGTGCAGGAAGCGTGGGCGCATCTTCTACCGGACAGAAATCACTCTTAGGCGGTTAGCATGGCGCAGGAAAACGACGAACTGCTTGACCAGATACTCCGCGACCAGTCGACAATGGAAACATCCCGGTCAGCATGGGAGCAGCTCTGGCAGGAAGTAGCAGAGCGTTGTTTACCCCGCGGAGCCGACTTCAAGGGTGAGATTCGCGACGGTCAGAAAAAATCTGACAAGGCTATCGACTCAACCCCCATAGTTGCGCTTGAGCGATTTGCTGCAGCGATGGAGTCTGTAATTACGCCTCGTACACAGACGTGGCACGGCCTGCAGAACGAGCGGTTCAGCGATGACACTGAAGTGCAGGAGTACTTCGAGGAAGTCACAAAGGTTCTGTTCCGGCTGCGTTATGCACCTTGGGCCAACTTCGCCAACCAGATGAGTGAGAACTACATCTCGCAGGGCGCATTTGGCAATGGCTGCATGTATGTCGACGAGTTGCCCGGAAAGGGCATGCGCTACCTGACGTATCACCTTCGTGAGATTTACTACGAGGAGAACTATCAGGGTATCGTCGACCTCGTTCACCGCAAATTCAAACTCAACGCCCGGCAGGCGGTGCAGCAGTTTGGCAAAGACAATCTGCCGGAGAGCATTCAGCGCGCCTCTGAATCAGCACCGATGAGCAAGTTCGAGTTCATCCATCGCGTCTGCCCGAACACAGAAATCAAGTTCACCGAAGACGGTAAGCCGAAGCAGGACCACACAGGCATGCCGTGGGCGTCCTATTACATCTGCAAGGAAGGGCGGAAGATTGTCCAGCAGAGCGGCTATCACACAATGCCTTATTGCATTGGTCGCTACTACAAATCACCGGGTGAGACTTATGGGCGTGGGCCGGGAATGACAGCGCTGCCCGACATCAAAGTGCTCAACGAGATGAACCGTGAGACGCTGATTGGTGCGCAGCTTGCGAACCGCCCGCCTATTCTTGTAGCTGATGATGGCGTGCTGGACACCTTCAACCTGACGCCTGCGGCAATCATTCCCGGCGGCATGAGCTCCAATGGCTCACCACTGGCCGCGCCTTTCACGTCCGGCTCTCAGCCTAATCTCGGGCTGGAGATGATGGACCAGAAGCGCCAGCTGATTAATGACGTCTTCCTCGTCACGCTGTTCCAGATTCTGGTGGACAACCCACAGATGACGGCGACAGAGGCCATGCTGCGCGCTCAGGAAAAAGGCCAGCTAATGGCCCCGACCGCCGGTCGCATTATGTCCGAGCAGCTTGGCCCGATGATTGAGCGTGAGATTGATATATGCGCCCGCAACGGCCTGCTGCCCGATCCGCCTCAGCAGCTTATCGATGCCGGAATGGAATATGACATCGACTACAAATCCCCACTCGTGCGCATGCAGCGCGCAGAGCAGGGGCAGGGCATCCTCACCACGCTGGGAGTTGTCAGTCAGGCCGCACAGTTCGATCCAAGCGTGCTCGGCCTTGTGAAGTACGGCAAGGCAATCAGGGAACTGGCTGACATCAACGGCATGCCGCTTTCACTGCTACTCACCGAAGAGGAAGAGCAGGAGGCTAAGGCGGCTCAGGCACAGCAGGAGCAGCTGAACAACCTGCTTAATGCTGCACCGAACATCGCAACCGCAGCTGACAAACTGGCATCTGCCAACCAGAAAGCCAATACACCACTACCCGCACCGCAATAACCACCTGAAGGGATGACATGAGCAGATTAATTCTGAGGCGTGCGCGTGCCTTCAGGGCGGTATTCGGCACCACCGGCAAACGCACCAGAGAGCAGGAGATTGTTCTCAAGGTGCTGGGTGACTTCTGCCGGGTGAATAAGTCCAGCGTGACGGTATCACCCATTCACCGGCAGGTAGACCCGCTGGCAACGTGTGTGGCTGAAGGTCGTCGCGAAGTGATGAGCCGCATCTCCCAATATCTTCAGCTCGACCAGGAAGAGCTGATCCGAATTATCAACGAGGCAGAGAAAACCGATGTTTAACATTCGTGACCTTATTCGCGTTTACATGAACGAAGCCGGTGAAGCCGACCAGTCTGGCGCAGGTGACATTCTTCAATCGGGCACTGAAGGCCAGCCGCCATCAACCAGTACCAATCTGCTGGGCGGTGACGAACAGCCGCAGGCCGCAGATCCGTTCCTCTCAGCACTTCCTGCAGAGGGTGATGCAGAAGGCTGGGGCAACGTCTGGAACAAACTCGGGCGACCTGAGACGGCTGATGGCTATGAGCTGCCAGTACCAGAAGGTGACAGCGGTGAGTTTGCCGGCGCGGCCAGCGGCAAGATGCATGAGCTTGGGCTCAGCAAGTCGCAGGCTCAGGGTATCGCTGAGTGGTACAACACCCAGCAGTCGCAAATGGTTGAGCAGTTCAATCAGCAGCGCGAGCAACAGGCCACAGAGAATGTTGCTGCCATCCGTAAGGAGTGGGGCAATAACTTCGACACCAATGTTGCAGTCGCCAACAAGGCCATCTCGGCGTACCTGGCACCTGAAGCCATTCAGGCGCTGAAAGAGAGCGGGCTGGGTAGCAATCCTCACATCGTCAAAGCATTCCACAAAATCGGCCAGTCGCTTTCCGAGGCGAAGGTCATCAATGGCGAGCCGTCTCAGAGCGGACCCAAATCAACAGAAGACATCTTCTACGGAAGCAACTAAAGGAACCATAACCGATGGCTATTATTGGTAACACGGCCCTTACCCTGGCCGACTGGGCTAAGCGTCAGGACCCCGACCTGAAACAGGCTCGCATCATTGAGATGCTGAACCAGAAGAACCCTATCCTGCTGGATATGCCGTTCATCGAATCCAACGCACCTACTCACCACCGCACCACCGTCCGCACCTCGCTGCCCGCCGCTCAGTGGCGTCGCATCAACAAGGGTGTGAGCAAAGGCAAATCGACCACAGCGCAGGTCGATGAAGCTGTTGCGATCATGGAAACCTACTCCGAGGTAGACAAAGAGCTGGCTGACCTGAACGGCAACACCGGTGCATTCCGCCTGTCTGAAGCACAGGCATTTTTGGAAGGTATGAACCAGCAGATGGCTTCGACCCTTTTCTATGGTGACAAGTCTCAAGACCCCGCGTCGTTCGATGGTTTTGCTACGCGCTATAGTGAGCTTGATGCGCAGAACGGCAAAAACATCCTCAATGCAGGCGGCACCGGCGACAACCTGACCTCAATCTACATTGTTGGATGGGGTGATCAGACTGTCCACGGGCTCTATCCAAAAGGCTCGCGAGCTGGGTTGTTCCACAAAGACCTGGGCGAACAAACCCTGAAGGATGAAGACGGCGGACAGTATCAGGGCTATCGCGATCACTTCCAGTGGAAAACCGGCCTTGCTGTCCGTGACTGGCGCTATGTGGTGCGCATCGCAAATATCGACGTGACCAAAATGCTGGATGAAAAATCAAACGGAAAGTTCGCTACAGACCTGGTGCGCCTGATGATTGCAGCGACGCACATCCTGCCAGACCGCAGTGCACGCATGGGTATCTACATGAACCGCACGCTGGGTGGCTTCTTTGACATGCAGGCGGTGGAGAAACCATCTCTCGGCCTGAACATCATCAAAGACACCGAAGGCCGTCCATGGACTGATTTCCGTGGCATGCCGTTCCGCGAAACCGATGCCATTATCGATGGCGAAACTGCTGTAGCGTAAGGAGCTAAGCAATGGCAATTCTTGATAATGAGCTGACGTTCTCGAACGCTCAGGCGGTCACTGCGACCGCCGTATCAACCAACGTGGTTGACCTCGGTGTCGACCGCGATATCGGTATCGGTGAGCCGGTTTATCTGGCTGTGCAGGTTGGTGCAGCATTTGCTGGACTGACTTCACTCACCGTTACGCTGCAAACCAGCCCGGATAACAGCGCATGGTCAACCCTGTATCAGTCTGCGGCGATCCCCGTAGCCGACCTGACTGCAGGTGCACAGCCAGTTCGTGTTGTTGTTCCGTCACGCACTGAGCGCTATCTGCGCGTCAACTATACCGTGGCAGGTACCGGCACCGCTGGCACCGTTACAGCATCGCTGCTGCTCGGTCCGGATGGCTATCGGGCTTACCCGGCTGGCTCTCCGACGCCAGACTTCTCAGCGGTCACTAACGTTTCTGTTACCGGCGTAAGCGTCAGCCCGACGACGGCAAGCGTGGCTGTAGGTGCGAACGTGACCCTGACAGCCAGCGTGTCGCCTTCTGACGCGAGCAACCCGGCGATTTCTGCAACCTCATCTAACACCGCAGTGGCAACCGTGACTCGTTCCGGCAATACCATCACGGTGAAAGGTGTTGCAGCAGGCACGGCAACTATCACCGTCACCACCGCAGACGGCGGCCACACTGCGACCAGCACCATCACGGTTACTGCATCGTAACTCTGGTGTATCAGACTCAGCCCTCTTCGGAGGGCTTTTTTAATGGTGAGATATGACTACCAAGATAATCGTCATAAACCGCGCTTTAGTGAAGCTGGGCGAAGAGCGCCTGATGAGCGAGACGGACAACAACAAAGCTTCCAGAACGATCGAGGCGATTTATGACGGTTTGCTTGAAAGCCTGCTGCGTGACTATCGCTGGGCGTTCTCCATCAGGCGGGCAAAGCTTGCGGCCCTCAGTGATTCTCCAGCTTATGGATACTCGCACCAGTATCAGCTTCCCTCTGATTTCCTCCGGATGGATGAGGTGCTTAATAGCGCGCTGATGAGTCCGCTATGTGGTGCTATTGACCAGCTTCGTGATTCACCCTGGCAGATTGAAGGCCGGAAGATACTGACCGACATCGAGGCCCCGCTGCACCTCCGTTACGGCGCTAAAGTCACAGACCCGTCGCAGTGGGATAGCTCATTCGCTGAAGCTTTCGCCTGTCTGCTTGCTTATGAGATGTGCGAATCCATCACGCAGTCCTCAACCAAAAAGCAGGCGGCCGGACAGGACTTCGAAACGGCGATCAAGGCAGCACGCGCTGCCAGCGCTATTGAGCGCCCCCGCATTAAGCAGCAGGAAACATCCTGGTTAACATCGAGGTTATAAATGCCATCAGCTTCCCCATCACTCAATAGCTTCAATGCCGGTGAGTTTTCCCCGCTGATGATGGGGCAGACCAACTTTGAAAAGTGGTCATCCGGCGTTAAGTCGATGCTGAATTTCATCCCTCGCTCTCAGGGTCCTGCAGAGCGCCGCGGCGGCACCTACTTCGTTTCTGAAGTGAAAAACTCAGGACAGCGAGTATGGCTGGCTAAGTTCGAGTTCAACACTACGCAGGCGTTTATTCTTGAGTTTGGCCCTCAGTACATCCGATTCTATTCCGACCATGGCGTAGCGCTTAACTCAGACGGCGGAACCCTGGAGGTAGAGACTCCATTTGTCGCTGGCGAACTGACTAACAGTGATGGCGGGTTTGGCCTTTCGATGGTTCAGAGCGGCGATGTCATCTACATCTGCACGCATACCGGCAACCTGCCTCCGTACAAACTGTCGCGGGAGTCCAATACAAACTGGACGATTGAGCCTTTCGATTACTCCGGAGCGCACGGACCGTTTCGCGATATCAACTCAGACCGCACCATCACAGTTCACACAGACCAGTTCCGCATCTGGTCGGCCAATGGAGCAACGCGCCCGGATGGTACACCTACAACAACCACTCAATGCACCATCTCTGCAAACTCAGCCATTTTCGATTCGAGACATGTGGGCGGGCTCTTCTACATTGAATCGAGCACTGATGCCGTAACTGATGGTACCGGCAAGGGCGGCTATATTCCGGCTTGGGAGGCAGGGACCACATCAACATTTGCCGTAGGCATGTTTTGCAGAAGTGATGGCAAATACTACGAAGATTTGGACGGTTCGCAGACTGGCGCAACTCAGCCTACGTGGACGGCAGGTGCTCATCGTGACGGGCCATCAAACGCATCACTCTGGCGGTATTCGAACGGCGGCTGGGGAATCATTCAGATCACCTCTGTCGTCAGCAGCACACAGGCCGTAGGCAAAATCCTGACAGAGCTTCCTCCGAGCGTTCGTGAGTCAACCGGCAATACTTATAAATGGGCGTTTGGTGAGTGGTCTCCCAAATACGGCTTCCCAACAAAGGTGGCTTTCTATAAGAACCGCCTCCTGTTCGCGGCTCGTGGCAAGCTGTGGTTCTCCGTAGCTTCCGACTATGAGAACTTCACCACCATGACGAATGGGTATGAGGTTCAGTCTGACGATGCAATTAACGTTCAGATTGAAGCTGATTCAACCAACACCATTCAATGGCTGGCGCCCGGTTCATCTCTGTTGGTTGGCACCGCGGGTGGAGAGCATACATGCTCACCTTCAACCACAACGGCTGCATTCGGGCCTGACAACATTCAGATAACCAAAGAGTCATCCTATGGCTCAAAAGGCGTCAACGCAGAGCAGGTTGGCGCTACGTCAATGTTTGTTCAGCGCGCCGGATGCAAAGTCAGGGCAGTCCTGTCTGACTTAGAGAGCGGCTCATACAGTACCAGCGACGTGACAATCCTCGCGGAGCACATAACCCGTGCCGGCATTGTCGATATGGCCTGGCAGCAGGAGCCGGACTATGTGCTTTGGGTCGTACTCGCTGATGGCTCGCTGGTCGCAATGACCTACAACGATGAGCAGAAAGTTACCGCGTGGCATCGTCACGATTTGAATGGCGATGTGGAGGCTGTCTCCTGCATCCCGGACCCTGACGGTATAAGGGATGACCTGTGGGTCGTGGTGAAGCGAATCGTCAACGGGGAAACAAAGCGCTATGTCGAGTACCTGAGGGCGGCCTGGGACGCCTCTACTGAATCGCTATCAGAAGCGTTCTATGTTGACTGCGGCCTTAGCTATCGTGGCGAGCCAACCAAAAGCATCTCAGGCCTGTCGCATCTTGAAGGTGAAAAAGTATCAGTGGTCACTGACGGAGCGGTGCATACAGAGGCTGTTGTTACCGGTGGTGGTATCTCCCTTGAAACATCGGCATCAGTCGTTCACGTAGGCCTGCCATATCGTTCTGAGCTTGTCACCCTGCCACTGGAGGCAGGCGGCACGGCCGGCACCTCGCAGGGTAAAACCAAGCGTATCAGCAAGCTGACACTCAGATTCGTTAATACGCTGGGTGGAAAGGCAGGCCAGTTGGGCGGCAAATATCTGGACACCATAGAGAGCCGCGACTACTCAGACCTCATGGATAACCCGCCTGCTGCCTTTACTGATGACCGGGATATCGATTTCGCCGGAGGTTATGACACTCAGGGGTGCATCAGGGTGGTTCAGGACCAGCCCTTGCCGATGACACTGGTTGCTATCTATCCACGCTCATGGACAACTGGCGAATGAAAATAATCCCCTATGAACCTCAACACCTGCTGGAAATCACCCCTCAGAAAAGCCAGTCATCACTGGAAAGAACGCCAGAGCGTGCTCATCAGTTAGCCAGCTATCACAGTTTCACTGGTGTGATTGATGATCGCGTTGTCGCTATCGGGGGGCTGGTTGAGCTTAACCCTATCCGGGCGTATCTGTACCTGATTGTCACAGAAGACATCCCACACCAGTGGACTCAGCTGTACCGGGCGGCAAGGCGGCTTATTGATGCGGGTCTGAATGACTATGTCAGGCTCGAAACCATGTCCTCCTTTCCGGAGGCAGAAAGGTGGCTTGAGCTGATCGGCTTTGAGTATGAGGGAACCATGCGCCGTGCAGGGCCAGATGGTGAGGACGCCAAAATGTACAGCATAGTGAGGTCTGGTGATGCAATTTACACAGGCAGTAAATAACAACCCAGCCGCATGGTCATCCGTTGCCTCATCGGGTCTGAGCAGCGTAAGCACAATGGCTCAGGGCTACACGGCATCACGCAACAGCAACTACAACGCGTCACTGCTTGATCAGCAGGCGCGTACTGTTGCGCTACAGACCGGCTCGCAAACTGCGCAGATTCGCAGGCAGGGGAGTCAGGCTCTTGCGGGTCAGTCCGCTGCGTTTGCTGATAATGGCACCGGGAGCGGAGGGAGTAACGCACTCATTCAGCGCTCAACTGCGATCGACACTGAGATGGACGCGGCAACTGCTGACTATAACGGCAGAATGCAGATGGCTGAGCTGCAGAATCAGGCGTCCGCACAGCGGGCTCAGGCAAAAGCACAGCGTCCCGGTCTGGTCAGTCTGCTGGGTGGCATCAGTGGCGCGGCAGGAAGTTACTACAGCACTTCGGCAATGACAAAACGGTAGGTTAATAATGGCACGAATTCCGGTATACGATCGTCAGGTAGGGTTACGCGCTGGCGGCCCATCTCCGGTTAGCCTGCCGTCGCAGTCAACTGATACTCAGATGCTCCAGCAGGGCGTCAACTCCTTTGCCGATGCGGCCGTCAGATTGCAGCAGCAGCAGAACTCAGTTCGCGGCACGCAGTACATGACTGACTTTGTTAACTCTCAGTCATCACTAGGCAAGGCGCTGAATGACGCTCAGCAGCAATCGAAAGACGGCATCGACTACATCCCGGCTGCACAGCAACTGATTAAGCAACACCAGGAAGATTTCTTCTCCCAGCACCCCGGCATGAGCGACACCGAAAAGCAGGACTACACCCTTCGCTGGGCGCAGTCACGCGGCCAGCTTGAGAATCAGGCGATTAACTGGGGCCAGAATCAGGCTAAGCAGATTTCAGTCGCTAACCTGAATGACAGCGCGGCTGCGGTTGGGAATGCGATTCTGCAGGACCCTAACACAGCCAAAGCGCTTGCCGTTGCCCACCTGCAGGCGATAGACCAGAGCGATCTGGACCCGGCAACGAAGACTGAGATTGCCAGCCGCTCCCGAAACATGTGGGCGCTGTCTGCAGCGCAGTACGGCATCCAGAAAGATGCTCAACATGTAATCGACCAGCACGGTGCATTTCAGGCAGCTCAGACCGTTGGTGCCGGTGATGGCGCATCAATGCCATCAGGCTCGCCTTCCACTCTGGCTACCCGAAATAACAACCCGCTGAATATCCGCTTCAGCAATACGAATAATTGGGCGGGAAAGGGCGGCGATAACGGCACTGGCTTTGAGCAGTTTGACACGCCTGACCACGGATTCCGTGCGGGCCTCAAGCTGATGCGTAACCACATCAACAATGGCAGCGATACCCTCTCCAGTTTAATCAGTAAGTGGGCGCCGGCAGGAGACAACAACAACCCTGTCCAGTATGCGCAGTCAGTGAGCCAGCAAACCGGCATTCCTGTCGACGCAAAACTTAACCCTAATGACCCGCAGCAAATGACGGCTGTCGCCAAAGCAATGGCGCGTCAGGAAGGATATGGCGCTCCGGTGAGCGACTCTCAACTGAGCCGGGCATGGTCATCACAGAGAGATCCGAATCAGCTTGCCCCTGGCGTTCCATGGGGTCAGCTAACCCCTCAGCAGACAAATGGGATCATTAATCAGGCGCAGGCAAAGGTTGATCAGCAGAATACGCAGCGCCGCCTGCTGATGCAGGACCAGATGCGCAACGACACCGCCCTGATTGAGTCTGGCAATCCGGTCGCAAACCCGATCAGCCGCGAGCAGTGGATGAGCACAGCACCGCATGACGCCACACCTGAGCAGCTGACTATTCTGGATAAGCAGTTCCAGCAGTACGCACTGCTGAATCAGCTGCAGCCCATCTACTCCGACATCAATACGAAGTCGGCGGGTGAGGGGCTGGCGTCAGTGCAAGGCATCAGGCCAACGGGAAGCGAGGACGATTTTGCTTTCCGCCAGCAGCGTTACCAGCAGGCTATCCAGAAATATCAGCAAGTAATCGGCGCTCGTGAAAAAGACCCGGGCGGCTGGCTGGCCCAGAACTCCCCTGAAGTGAAGGCGGCTTACCAGACCTACCAGCAGGACCCGTCTCAGGGTGCGTTGCTGGCTCAGGCTATTCTGGTGGACAAGTCCCGGCTTGGAATAAAGAGCAAGGACGTTCTTCCGGATGCGCTGGCTGATGGCATTCTGCAGCAGATTGACACCAGCAAGGAGCAGAGCGTGGCTGCGATTCAGAATATCGCCGGTCAGTTCGGCCCCTATGCAGATCAGGTTATGCAGCAGGTGCAGAAGAAAGCGGGTCCCGTTCTTCAGGTCGTGATGGCAACGGATAACCCGCGTTCGGCGAATACCTTGTGGCAGAACCGCAACGTGAAGACCGGCGATATCAAAGACGCAATCAATACGGATAACAAGGGTGCATCTGACTCTGCAGACAGTGAGTGGGCCAGCCAGTCAAAGGACTTTGCAACCACGATGGTTAATCAGCCTGGTGGCGTTGGCGTCTGGAATAACTTCAACGAACAGGGCCGCCGTCTGACCTACCTCAACATTCAGAAAGGTATGAGCCCGGGCGATGCAGCAAAGCAGGCCTATCAGGATGTTCTCGGTTCGCAGTATCAGACGCAGGGCTCATGGCGGCTGCCGGTTAAGTACGGACTGGATTTGAGTGATGTAAGAGATGGCGCAAATCATTATCTGGAAAACCTGAAGGCAGACCAGATTATGCCGTTGCAGGGTGACCCGCGGCTGGGTGATGAAATAAACCGGCAGCAAAGCCTTTCTCGAATTCGTGATAATGCAGAGTGGGTAACCAACGCTGATGAAACCGGCCTGATTCTAACGCTGAATGGTCTGGTGGTTAACGGCAGCAACGGAACGCCTATCACCGCCAACTTCAATGACCTGTCTAAAGCGGGCCAGCAGAATCGAGGGCTGATCAACAGCATCGGCAAGTTCTTCTCATCGCCAACCAAGTTTGACGCGAAGAAAGGCGGCATGACGCCGGAGCGCGCATTGTTCGGTGATAACTTCCAGCAAGGAGTACAGCGTTGACGATTTACACACAAGACCCGGGTCAGGGTATTAACCAGCCAATCGGCAATGCCGCGTCAGGTCTTGGTGAATCGCTTGCTGCTACTTTCGAGCAGGGGTTTGAAGAAGGACCGTTTAACTCTGCATTGCGCCTTAACCGCGCTTACGGACAGTTAAATGATACCTCATCAGCGATGGTGCCGAAGGCACAGGCTGACGCGACGCTGAAGCAGTACGGTGTCAAAAGCATCAACATCCCGGATGAGGGCGTTACCCAGACATATCTGGATAATGTGGTATCGAACCGAAAGGACACGCTGGCGAAGCAGCAGATCGCCGCTGCAGCTCCATCTGGCTTTGTTGCCACGCCTCTTAACGTGATGGCAAACCTCGCTGGCGCAATGGCAGACCCGGGCAACCTTGCTTTGGCTCTGGTGCCGTTCGCTGGCGAGGCGCGCGCAGCGACATTGCTTGGGCGTGCCGGAGAGAGATTTCTGCAGGGCGCAGCAATGGGCGGACTCCAGACCGGCGCAACTCTTCCGACCATGGCAATGGCATCGGCGGCGGAGGGTGATGATTTCACGCTGGGAAGCGCCATGGAGAACCTTTTCTATGGCACGGTCGGCGGCGGCCTGCTTCATGCCGGTGGCGGAGTAATTGCCGATTTGGTTAGGGGGCGCCGGCCCACCGTCACCAGTGAGTCGCCACTTGAAACAACAGCGCGTGTTGAGCCTGTTTCTGAGCCGGTATCGCCGAGTCGCGTATCAGCAGGTGAGCCTGATAATGCATCGCCGTTACTTGACCAGACCATTTCACGTGAGGCTGACAATTACGCCTACAGCCGCGCATATGATGACGTGATCCCTGAGTATCAGCAGTCGCTTCAGAACCTGCAGCAGGGCCGAATCGATAACGTAGCTGACCTGCGGGCGGAGATGGCCGCAAATGAGCATGCAGCCAGTCGGCTGGATGCAACGCTTAAATCGCGGACTGAACAATATCAGCAACAGCGTATTAAGTATCGCGATGCACGTCAGCGAGCGCTGGCCGATATTGAAAGTGAAAAGCAGGCTCTCTCTTCACGTAACGACGAAATAAATCAGGCTCTGGAAGGTAATGCCGCGGCAGAGAAAGCCTCAGGGGAGCTAAGCGCAATCGGTCGCGGAGAAATCCCTGACGGACTGGCAGGAAGAATCAGCGATCGTGCCGGTCAGATAAAGTCCGGGCTGCAGCGCACCTCTCTTGCTGAGGGGGTTCGAACAGCCGCGCAGAGAATCGACGAAGCCCACTGGACTCAGCGACAGAATGCTTTTAGAGCAGGACTGTCGCACATGATGCAGGGTAAAGCGCCAGACGTTGAGCCTTTCTTCGATATGACCGCGCCCGAACTGCGGGAGCCATCAATCGAGCAAATCAGAAAAGGCCCGCGCAGCGATACCGAGCCATCTACAGTGAACGCCAGCAGGGATGCAGAAGCAGACTACCAGCGAGCAAGTCGTGATGATGCTGACCTGCTGAATGCTCAGGAAGATTTTGAATCTGAGCTGGCGCTGGCTAAAAGCCGTGTCGATGAGCTGGACTCGCCGGAACTGCGTGAGGCGCTGGGTGAAATTCAGAAGCAAGCCAGTGACGAAAGTCTGGTCAAAGGGTATCAGGAATATGCAGCCTGTATGCTCAGGAGAATGTAATGGCTAATCAGTTTCTGACGCAGTGCGAGCAGGCAGTCAACAAGGCAGCCGGGCGTGAACTGTCTGAGCAGGAAATGGAAACGCTGGTGCGCGACATGGAAAATACCGTGAAGCGTATCCGGGCTGAGAATGAGGGAATTTCACTGCAGGATGCGGCGCTACGTGCAGCGGAAGAGTTAGGTAATCAGGAAAAGCTGGCAAACGTCATTGAGGCGCGTAACAAGGCAATCAATACCCGGGTGGCAGCTGAGCGACTGGCATTTCTGCGAGACAGCTTCCCGGATCGGCCAGACATTGGGCTGTCAGCTATTCTTGTTGGTCGCAACGAGGCTCGAACCGGTAGCCGATCATCTGCTTCATCAGAGCAGTTTCAGTTGCGCTCTAAATACCTTTCATGCCTGAACCATGACCTCGAACAGGCTGACGTGCTGAAGTTCCTTGCGGCCGGCACAAATGATGCTGAGGTTGCGGATGCGATGTGGCGACTGGGTAAGGGTGAGTCTACTACTGGCCTGCGGGCTGAGTCAGTGAAGATTGCGGAGATTATCACCAAGTGGCAGGAAGCAGCTCGCATTGACGCGAACAAGGCTGGCGCATGGATTCGCAAAATGCCTGGCTACATTGCCCGTCAGGGGCATGACATGATGAAAATCCGCGCCGCGGGCTTTGATGCGTGGAAGCAGTCAATCCTGCCACGGCTGGACAATGCCACTTTTGAGGGTGTTACAGACACTGATGCTTTTCTGCGAAACGTATATGACGGTCTGGCATCTGGTGTCCATCTGTCCTCCGAAAAGCCTGACTGGATGAAAGGCTTCAAAGGCTCGCAGAACGTAGCACGACGTGCCAGTCAGGAGCGCGTGCTGCACTTTAAAGACGGTATTGCATGGCACGAGTACAATCAGCAATACGGTGTTGGCAGCCTGCGTGAGGCGATATTTGGCGGCCTTGAATCCTCAGCCCGCAACACTGGTCTGATGCGCGTCCTGGGTACAAACCCGGAGAACATGCTTAACTATCTGGCCGACACGGTTTCTAACGATCTGCGCGGCAATGAAAAAGGCATGCGCGCCTTCACGGATGCGCGCCGAAGCCAGATTAAAAGCCAGATGGCAGAGGTGACCGGCGCAACAAACATCCCAGGCTCAACTGCGCTTGCCCGCTTTGGCTCAACCACCCGCGCCGTGGATTCAATGATTAAGCTTGGCGGCGCGCTGATTTCATCCTTCAACGACCTTGCCAGTAACGCGCTGGAACTCCGCTATCAGGGGAAGAGTTTCCCGCAGGCGCTGACTGAGTCTATTCAGGGGCGACTTAAGCGATACTCTGCACCTGAGCAGAAGCAGATTCTCAGCTCACTTGGCGTTTACGCCGACTCAATGCGTGATGAAATCCTGCAGCGCTTCTCAGGCGACGTTACTCTTCCCGGCAAGGTTTCCCGTCTACAGCGCCAGTTCTTCAAGCTCAACGGCCTTAACTGGTGGACAGATGCTTCACGTAACACGACGGCCACGATGATTTCTCACTGGCTGGCTGACAACGCCGGTTCCGTACACGCATCGCTGAACGGCGATTTAAAGCGCGCCCTTGACCTGCACGGCATTGGTGAGGCTGAGTGGAACGTCTATCGCCAGATGGATTTGAAAGGCTCTGAAGGCCGCAAATTCATGACGCCTGACGGAATTGATTCAATCCCCGACGACGTCATCGCGAAGTATGTTTCCGATCGCAATGTTAACGTGAACGAGAAAAGCCTTCAGGCAGGCCGTGAGCAACTGGCTGATAAGTTACGTGGATATGTGCTCGATCGCGTCATGGTAGCAATGACAGAGCCTACGGCACGAACCCGCGCACTGATGAAGCAGGGGACGCAACCGGGAACGGTAGAAGGTGAACTGCTTCGCTTTATCGGACAGTACAAATCCTTTACCGCATCTTTCATGCAGCAGGCGCTGGGTCGTGAAGTGTTTGGTCGCGGCTACACACCTGCACCGCTGGGTCAGGGGCGATGGGGTAGCGTGCAGAACGCACTGTTTAAAAGCGGGAAGGGTGAGATGGTTGGGCTGGCTCAGCTTTTCCTGTGGATGACCACGTTCGGATATCTATCCATGCAGACAAAGCTGATGCTGAAGGGGCAGACGCCACGACCGGCAGATAGCAAAACATTGCTGGCAGCAGCGGCGCAGGGTGGCGGGCTGGGGATATTCGGAGACTTCCTTTTCGGCGAAGCAAACCGATTTGGTAATGGTCCGGTAACCTCTCTGGCAGGTCCAGTCGCCGGTAACCTTGATGAGATCGTGACGCTTTTTCAGAAAGCCAGAGCAGGTGACGCTAAGGCGGGGGATGCCTTCAGATTTAGTGTAGACCACACGCCATTCATCAACCTTTTCTGGGCGCGGCCGGTAATGAACTACCTCATCCTTAATCAGCTGCAGGAGTCTTTATCTCCCGGCTCCCTGCATCGTTATGAGCAGAACATCAGGAAAAATCAGGGCAACGATTTTCTTGTGCCGCCGTCTCAATTCATGCTCGGCCGATAAGCCTTTTGAAAGCTTCACCAACCCAAACCACAAAAGCCATTGAGTAATAGGCCCATGCGAACATCAGTACCATCGCCGGGCCCACCAGAAACCCCCACCAGTCCAGATAAGGGATGGAGATAATAGATAGCACCGCCGCCGCAATGGCGGTCATTTCAATGTCGCTTGTCTGAATGTTTCGCATCAACCCTCTTACCGCAGGATTTACCTGTGGGGATTACACACGCCCGGAGAAAGGCAGATGACAGTCTCATCCACCCAAAGTTACGTGGAGTATAACGCTGACGGGGTCACGGCGACATTCACCATTCCCTTTTACTTCCTGCTGAACAGCGACATCTCGGTGATGATTGCAGACTCGGCGGGGAATATCAGCGAGCCGGTTAATGGCACTGACTTCACCGTCACTGGCGCGGGAGATAGCGGAGGTGGATCCCTCACTTTCGGCGCTGTCACCGCGACAGAAAACACTATCCTTATTTACCGGAATCCACCGGTAACACAGGAAACAAAGTACTACGAGAACGGCAAGTTCCCCGCCTCATCTCATGAGGCTGCACTGGATAAGCTGACAATGCTCATTCAGGAGTTCGGCTGGCGCTTCGACTCGTTAACCCTGAAGAAACCCAGCTTCTTCGCCGGCTATTACGACGCTCTAAATAACCGCATCAGCAACCTTGCAGACCCCGCTGCAGAGACAGACGCGGTGCCAAAGCGCTATGTCGACAGCTCTGTCTCAGACTTCAAGAAATACGTAGACGATGAAGTTTCAGCAGAGGCTGCAATCCGTGCTGCCGCTGATTTGGCTGAAGCTAATGCGCGTGCTGCTGCCGACGCCAATATTCAGGAGCAGCTAACTGGAAACGTTCCTCTCGAATCCAGCGCGTTCTCTCCTATCTCCTGGCATAAGCAGACGATAGACAACAGCGTAAATATTCCTGCTGGCATGAATGCATGGTCATTCGGGCCCGACATGACCATCTCAGATGGTCAGCAGGTAGTCATACCTGAAGGCAGCCACTGGACCATTGCAGATGGACAACTGGTTACTGCATCAGCCTCCAACGTCGATTATGGCGAACTCTAAGGAAACCTCATGGCAGCATCACTGCAGTTAAAAGGCGGCACAGCCGCAAAGGTCGCCGCGTATACGCCATTGGCGCGTGAAGTCGTAATCGACACCGACAACTGGCTGCTGGTTATAGGCGACGGCACCACGGCAGGTGGCAAGCCTCTTACGGTAGCCTCCGCGGCGAAATGGACTACTGGACGGACGTTCTCATTTACAGGTGCAGCAACTGGATCAGCAACGGGAGTCGATGGTTCAGCGAACGTATCAATTGCGCTGACGCTCGGCGCTGTCGACCTCGGCACCCTGTAAGGAGGATGAATGGCAGCCTCTATTCAGGTTAAGCGCGGTACAACCGCAAAGGTCGCAGCATACACGCCACTTGAGGGAGAGCTGGTGCTGGACCTCACAACCAAGAAACTTTATGTGGGTGACGGTAGCACGGCGGGAGGAAATCAGATTGTTGCAAGTAAGAAGGGCGTGACTGACGCAACGAGCGCAGCAACAGGTGAAGTTGGTGAAGTGCTTACAGCCACGACATCAAATACCGCTGTAACGACCGCCACCGCACTAAACGCAACCTCGCTGGTGCTTACTCCTGGTGACTGGGATGTCAGTGGCGTCATCCGCTTTGACACAACAATAGCGGCGCTTACTTCGCTGATCGGCGGGTTAAACACCACGTCAGCGACGCAGCCTTCTTTCCCAAACTGCTATCAACTGATGAGTACGCTTAACACGGCCACCCAGCAATTTGCGGTTCCTACGCAGCGCATCAACGTATCAGCAAACACAACAATCTATCTGGTGGCATACACCAGCTTCACTTCGGGAACCGTTACTGTTAACGGGCACATCCGCGCACGCAGGGCGAGGTAATAATGAGTAACTTGCACGTAAACACCTTATGGCCGACTGACAATTCCTTGTCCGTTGATGTCAAAGACCTCGCTGGACGAATTAAGCGCAGTGTCAACGTTCTGACATATGGCGCCGACCCAACCGGCACATATGACAGCACTGCAGCTTTCAACCGCGCAGCTGCTGCTTCCGGTGGCGATCTCGTCGAAGTAAGCCCTGATGGCAATGGTAATGCCACTTATAAGGTGCTGAGCGCTACGAATTCTGCTGTATGGTCAATTCACCCAGGCGTAACAATTACCGGTAAAAGCAATGCTGGTTCAGCAGGCGGTGGTGTGCCTGACTTTTCCAATCTTACTGGCCGGGCATTCAACATGTCCCCGGGCGGGCAAATGGGATTGCGTCTTGGCAGCACATCACCATGGCTGACGGCCAGCTTTCGTGACCCAATCGAGTATATTTCGGAAACTGTGTCAGTTGCCAAATCTGGCGGCTATGGCTTAGTAGGCGCAAGCCGTGCAAGTGATGACCCGGCAGCCAACATGAATACGATCGGCGTCGGCGCATTCGGTTACAACGACTACGCGACAGCACCTAACCCTGTATGGGCATCGTATATGGAAGGGCGCAGGAACGCCGGGACGGGGCCGCTTTTCGGTCTTGAGATGGACTTTGTGAACCTGGGTACAGATTTCAAAGAGACGACCGTCAACACCATCGACCCGTACAGTGCAAATTCGCCAGTGATTGGCCTTCGCCTAAGTGCTGGCGGCGGCGTTGGTGGGAATCCTTGCTCAACAGGCATGGACTTCAGTCCAAACGGAACAACGTGGAATAATGGCATTATGTTCCGCGCTGGCAGCCTGACTGATGGCAAAGCCATCGGTATGCCTGCCGACTATGCAATTAACTATTACGACGCCACTGGTGCGATCATCGGCGTACGCAATGGCTATGGCAGCTTCCTGACAGACATCGGTGACGCCAACACAACCTGCGTGACCGACCAGGTTATCCGAAACCGAACCACTGGCAAGACGGCGGATGGAGATTATCTTTATCTTCTGCAGGCGCGCTATTACCCTGCAAGTGCGTCGGCAATCTCTAACCAGCTGGTCTTCAAGCAGGTCTCCACTTATCGCACCTCTGCAATCCTGACTGCTAACAACGATACAGCTGTAGCGGTAGGCATCGCGATCAATGAGTTTTCCAACAACAGCGTTGCGCCAAACATTGATGCGTCCCTTTCACTCGGTACAGCGGCTTATCGGTGGGGGCAGATTTACTCATCCACATCGACTATCAGCACATCGGACGGGAATCTGAAAACTGATATTCGCGACCTGACGGATGTGGAAAAGCGTGTTGCTTCAAAAGTAAAAGGCCTGATAAAGATGTTCCGCTTTAAGGAAGACAAGGAACAGAAAGGTGAGGACGCCCGAATTCATACCGGCGTAATTGCTCAGGATGTTATCGCAGCGTTTGAAGGGGAAGGTCTTGATCCTTTCCGGTATGGCATCGTTTGTCTGGATAAGTGGGATGCTATTCCAGAGCAAAGAGACGACAAGACCGGAAAGGTAATCAGAGAGGCGAAGGCCGCAGGCGAGCGCTACGGCATTCGTTATGAAGAGCTGATGTGCTTTGTTATTTGCTCGATCTGATATCTGGGGAGGCACTGCCTCCCTTTCTATGCAAAATCTCGTTATGCACAGCGCTACATAATGCTATTACAGCGCATATGTGAAGCAAGTATGCAACCCGAAAATATGAAGCATAAACTGTTGGTGAGAAGCCGATCATTACTACACTGGCCATCCCGCAAGAAATAGCTATTAGCGGAACGGTAGTTCTGTCCAGCCCTCTAATCAGCAGTGCAGAATTGAACATAATGCATACAGAATAAATCATTGTAAACAACATGTTAGCCCATCCAGAAAGAGATGAGAATTTTTCAGGCCACGGATAGAGCAAATCAGGGGAAAGCCAATTAAAGAAAAATCTTGAGAGTCCATGACCAGATAGACTCGTAATCAAAGATAATACCATGTATGTAAATATGACAAAGCATGAAGCTAAGTGGAGGAATCCTAGTTTCCTGCCCCTGTTTAAATAAATCAGAACTGCAGACAGGCAAAATATTGGTATGTTATATGGCATGCTGTAAGTGCTGCCAAGCCGGTCAATTCCAAACATAACTTTGGTCAGGATGCTGTATTCTCCGAATCCAGGCATCCATGTAGCTGATTCAGCTGCAAATCGCAATGAGTTCCCAGGAGCACTGAACATTATAAGAGAGCATATTGCCAGAACCGATATGTAAATAATTGAATACCAAGAGGGTCTTACTTTTTTCAAAACCAGCATCAAGATTGATATTAGCAAAAGAAAAATCGCTGACTGCTCAGAAAAAGATGCGATTAATAATGCTAGTATTGAAAGTGTGGAGTTAATCACTCCTCTCTTCATGCTGGAGAAAACGCTAAGTGAATATATTGCAAGAGAAAAAGGTATAATATAATTATAGGCGCCAGTTACCCAAAAAAAAGAATCTTCATTGATCATTCTTGGTGTTAGCAACAAAATCACTGCAGCAGCTATAGTGGTATAAAACCCTACACTATTAGTTGCGAGCTTACTTATAGAGCAAACTAAAACAATGAAAGATGTCGGAATGATAATTTTCCAAAAGGTTTCAATTCCTATTGTAGCAGTCAGTAACCCCTCTAAAGTTACTCGTCCGCTCCATGTGTCATATCTATATAAAAGGAAATCTACCAACCCCCTTGATTCAAGCGCTTTTGAGAAAAACACATCATCATTAGCACCCCTGAGAGAAAGATGCTGGAACATAATCGCGTAGAAAATGCAGGCCATTGCAATGACACATAGTAACTTTATTTTACTTGCATTCATACCTGATCCCTCTTGCCTTGACTTTATCTTCATTGATAATCACAGCTATCTCTCCAGAAAGGCCGCCCAGAAGGCTTATGTTCCTGATTGATGCTTCAAATCCCGATCTGTCATAAACAGAATTGACCTTAAAAAACCTGCTAACATCAGGCCTGCTCACAATAGAGGATTTTACAACGACCCACTCATCAGATTTATTTTTTCTCGCATATATGACAGCATGATTGTTAGGGTGCTCAGGATTTAAAGCCCATCCTTTTACCGTCATGAATTTTTCGTTAAAATAGCAGCTATCAATTGATGTGAAATCTTTATTGTCATCAAAGCTTGGAACTTCTACCGTTTTGTAACTGTTCCAAGATAGAAATAATAGCGACGATACCATCACGCAGGCTGAAATTAAAAGGGCAAAAGAAATTTTCAGAGCATTCATTTTTCGTCCCTCTTTATAACATACCGGGGTCTTTGTTTCGTCTCGACATAGATTCTTCCGATATACTCGCCAAGAACTCCAATGCCTATGAGTTGCACCCCGCCAAGAAACAGAATAGATACCAGAATCGAAGGATAACCAGCGACGGGATTCCCCCAGATCAGCTTGTCAGCAATCATCCACACGCCATAAAGAAAAGACAGGGCGGCAACGAAAAATCCGATATAGGTCCACATGCGCAGTGGGAAAGTTGAGAAAGAGGTTATCCCCTCTAAGGCCAGGTTCCAAAGTTTCCAGCCATTGAATTTTGTGCTGCCTGCAACGCGTTCTGCACGGGCATATTCAACGATATCGGTTTTTCCGCCAACCCATGACAGAATTCCCTTCATAAAAAGGTTTCGCTCAGGCAAAAGCTTGATGCTCTCAACCACATCGCGTGACATCAGGCGGAAGTCGCCAACGTTCTCTTCAATTTTTGGCGAGCTAATTTTGTTGTGCAGCCTGTAGAACCACTCCGCAGTCTTGCGCTTCATGTGTCCATCAGTGCTTCTGTCAATCCGCTTAGCCAGGACCATATCGGCCCCTGCCTGCCAGCGCTCAATCAGCTTAGGTATGACTTCCAGCGGGTCCTGCAAATCAACGTCAATTGGGATAATGGCATCACCAGTGGCATTTTCGATTCCTGCAAATAGAGCTGCTTCCTTGCCGAAGTTTCTTGTAAAGAATACGTTTCGGACCAGTGGATCTTCCTCCTGCATATCCTTCATCAGCTGCGCCGTGAAATCGGTGCTGCCGTCATCTACGAAGACAATTTCTATTTCATATGGCTTCAGGAATTCTTTATGTCTGACTGCGCTGTAAAAGAACCTTATTGCGTCTTCTTCATTGTAGACAGGAACGACTAACGAAATTTTCATTGTTTCTCTCTAAATATTACATATTTCGAATAAAGGAAGCCGCATACAAGACTGATCCCCGAGAATAACACTAACGTTACGATCGGATTTATTTTCAGTTTATCGCCATATCCACCTACGAGCGTAGCAACCATGCCCATAAAGAATACGTACATCATGTATCGAAAGGTTGTGGCCTCAGCGCTGAAAGTCCATCTAGCGTTAGCGAAAAAGGAAAACGTGACAGCAACGCAGAATGCGATGAAATTTGACAGAGATTGGGTTTGTCCGTTCTTGATGCAGATAGCAAACACGACCCAATGAATCAGCGTGTTGAGAACTCCAATCGTCATGTAGCGGGCAAATAATTTAGCCATGTTGACACCTGAAAATTTTGATACGGGATTTTGTCATTGAGATAGGTGATGATCAAGGAATCGATCATTTGCGTGAGGCAATAAAAAAGCCCGGCGACCGGGCAATGACTCAACCGCGCCTCTCTGAGCAGGCTACGGGGTGGGTTTTGTCAGGGTAGGTCATCATCACAACAGGAGCCAGGCGGGAGGCAAAAAATTACCCACCCCCGAGGCGGGTGGCGGGCATAATTTGTGGTGGAGCCAGTGACACTCTTTTGAGGCATCTCATGATTGTGACGAGGTTTAAGGCGAGCCAGCCATGCGCCTCTTCAGCCAGCGGTAGGAGCGCGGGCCTGTACACAACAGTCATATGGTAGGGGGCTGAGCTGGTATTACAAGCGTAAGCGGTAACTAATTTGGGGGATGCGCAAAAAAAAGCCCACCAGAGGCGGGCAACCATAAATTTATCAACACATATCAGTGAGGAGAACCTCACAGCAAGTATCGCCAACCCGAAGAAAAACTTTAGCCTTACGTCTCGTTTTTAATGGTTATCTACTCACCGATTTCAGAGCGCAAAAAAGCCCGCGTTACGCAGGCATCAATTGGGACAAAAAGGAAAAATCTCAGTATCAGCATCCGCTGACAGTCGCACCATACAGGGTTCCGGGCCAATAGATAGTGATGAATCTGGCAATAGCGAAACGTGAGCAAGTTATGTATTTTCGTCATGCAAAACTATGCAGCGCTCGGGCTATAGAGCATAAATTCAGCACCAGCTGCAGCTTTACAATTTTGCTACTCGCTTCGCCTTGATCAAATCCACCGATCGATATTACTGTTTATTCATACAGTATTTATCAGAGGAGGATTACTGATGGCGCGAGACTACGAGATAAAGCCTGCATTCGTACAGGCGATCACATTGGACCGACTAGGGCGTCAGATAGTGACGACCAGCGCATTCCAGGCGAAGCTGGAGGCCGTAAACCATCACTGGACGCTGCAGCAGTGCAACCAGTGGATACGACGCGAACAGAATATGTTCATGGAGCTGGCGACAGAAAACGGTGACAACCGCACCTACGCCCTGCGTAATATGGGATATGTGAGGTAGTCATGGGATTTCAGTCACCGGCGCAGGATTACGTCGAGAGCCGTCTCGATCTCAACAGGCTGTTTGCACCTCACCCAAACCACATGCTCCGGATAGAGACGCCAGGCGGATTCGCTCTGATAGACCGATCGCTTCAGGCGAAGCCGGGCGACACGGTCGCATTCCAGTTCGACGATTACCCGCAACTGGGGAAACTATTCAGCACAGGCATCATCACTCAGGATGGAGAGACGTTAGAAGGGAATGGGCTTGAGGGGGTCGTGGTGCTTGGGAAGGTGACTGCCGAGGTTCTGACTCTATACGAGCCTTACCGACCGACAATCTGAGGCGAAAGGGGCTATGCCCCTTTACCATCCAGCCAGTCAGCCCAATGTTGCATCATCTCAATACGGTTATTAAGATACTGGGCATGGTTATAAATTCCTCGCGTACCTTGCGAGTTCACGTGCGCCAGCTGGGCCTCAATAGCATCACTGTTCCAGTGAAGTTCGTTCATGACGGTGCTGAACTGGTGACGGAATCCGTGCCCACTGGTTTGCCCCTCATATCCAATCCTTCTTATCACACCGAGCACGGTATTCTCGCTGATAGGCTTCTTCTGGTCAGTACGGCCCGGGAAGCAGAGCAGGTACTGGCCGGTGACCTTTTTCAGGAAAGTCAGCAGTTCGACTACCTGATCAGACATAGGCACTATGTGTATACGCCGACCCTTCATTACTTCGGCGTCAATCGTGATAAGTCTATTTTCAAAGTCGACGTTCGCCCATGCCATCGAGCGTAACTCTTTTGTACGCAGAGCGGTGTAGTGAAGAACCTGCGCCGCAATCTTTGCAATCACGCTTCCACCATACCCTTCAAGCGCCCTGTGGAACTCCCGTATACGGTTAATTGGAAGGAAAGGGTAGTTCTCCTTTCTGTATCCTCGCAGGGCATCGACAAGGTCTGGCGCGGGGTTGTACTTAGCTCGCCCGGTTACGATCGCATACCGGAAAACCTCGCCACACCTCCTCCTGGCCTTATCCGCTCTCTCCATCGCGCCACGTTCTTCGAAAAGCCTGATGACCTTCAGCAGAACCATTGGCTCAACCTCTTCCATTTTCAGGTGACCGATGATCGGCAAAATGTCGTCTGTGAACATCCGGTGTAGCTCATCCGCATAACCCGGGGACCAGACTTTAGACTTGTGGGCATACCATTCCCCGAAGATATCGCCAAAGGTGTCAGCATTAGCCTCTTTCTCTTTCTTCTTCAGCGACTGCTTCTGCTCGGCAGGATCAACGCCAGCAAGCAGCTTCATCTTGGCCTCAGACTGGCGGGCCCGGGCTTCTGTAAGCGATATCTCAGGATAGGGCCCAATTACTAGCGTCTTTTCTTTCCCGTCAAACCGGTAACGCAGCCGCCAGACCTTTTTGCCGGTAGGGGGAACGAAAAGGAACAGACCGCCAGAATCGGCCAGGCGATATGACTTTTCCTTAGGGCGTGCAGCATCAATCTGCTTGACGGTCAGCATGTGGGCATAATTCCGGGCATAGTTTTTGGTGTGCCCACAATATGCCCGCAAAAAGTCGGCGTAGTCAATTCATGTCGGTTCGCGTCGGTTGTATATGATTTGCGGTAAAGGGTGTTTCTGAAGGGGTTTTGTTCGTGTCGGTGGAGGCGGGTTCTGTAGAATGTGGTGTCCCCTGCAGGAATCGAACCTGCAACTAGCCCTTAGGAGGGGCTCGTTATATCCATTTAACTAAGGGGACTTCGTTTGCGGAAGTTTTGAAGTTGTTCCGACGGTTCGCATCCTATCGTAAAACCTCAGATTTTTACAAGCCTTGCATTCTACTTTGTTTCGCTCGGTTTCCCTTACTTCTCCTTTAACATCGCCTCGTTCACTTGCCAATGAGTACACATTGAGTACAGAATGCCTTTAGGAATTGTGTACAGGACATCATTGTGGCGCTGAGTGATACCAAATTAAGAAGCATCAATGGCAAAGCTTACAACGGACCAGCGGAACTAACCGATGGTGACGGGCTGAGCGTTCGCATCACTCCATCTGGCACGATTACATTTCAGCACCGCTACCGCTGGAATGGAAAGCCTGTGCGTCTCACTGTCGGTCGCTACCCTTCAACATCGCTGAAAGATGCCCGCATTGCCGTAGGTGAGATGCGTGGATTGTACACGAAGGGGGTTAACCCAAAAACCTATTTTGCCGGAAGCACTGGTGTACTGACTCTTAAGGAGTGCCTGGATAACTGGTGGGAAAAATATGTTAAAGACCTAAAGCACAATACACAGGTGCTGTACAAATCAGTTGTGTACAACACCATGTACAACGAATTCGAAGATGTGCCTGTTGCCAACATCCCTGTATCAGCCTGGGTCCAGTTCTTTGATAAACAGGAAAACCTGAATAAGAAGAAAGCCCGCGTTCTGTTGCTTCAACTCCGCTCAGTCATTCACTGGTGCATCAGCCGGCAGCTGATACCTTCATGTGAGATCACAAAACTGAGCGTCAAAAATATTGGCAAGAAGCCAGACGTTGGTGATCGAGTTCTGACCTATAGCGAGTTAGCAAAAATATGGGTGGCGCTTGAGAACAGCAAGATCGTCACTTCCAACAGGTTGCTTCATCAGATGCTATTGCTGTGGGGCGCTCGCTTGTCTGAGCTTCGCCTGGCTAACGCTGCTGAGTTTAATACCACCGATTGGATATGGACCACACCATCCGAACATTCAAAGATGGGCAACATCATCAGGCGTCCTATCTTTGAGCAAATGAAGCCCATGGTGGAGCGCCTGCTAAATAGCGGGAATAAGGTTTTGTTTCCGGGGCAAGAACTCGACAAAGCTATTGATCGCTCTTCATCGAATTTGTACATGCGGAAACTGAGAGAGGCTATTGATATTCCTGAATGGCGCACCCACGACTTCCGCCGTTCATTGGTGACTAACTTATCAAGTGAGGGAGTCATGCCCCATGTCACTGAGAAAATGCTGGGGCATGAACTTGGTGGTGTCATGGCTGTGTACAACAAACACGACTGGCTGGAAGATCAAAGAAAGGCATATGAGTTGTATGCAGATAAAATATTCTGGCACGTCAAACAGCTCGGTTAATCCCTCCATCACAAATCCATTTCTCAACCGCTCTGCGGCTATACCGCGCCGGATGTGTTAGCACTGGCGCTGGAAATCCATGCTGTTTGCGCAGCCGCCAGAGTGCCGTTCTCGCTTTACCAATTTCGTCCAAAACTTCTTTTTCACTCATAAAGTCGTGGTGCATATTCTTCTCCACACATTCCTGCTGCATCAGGTTTGTTTAGCCGTGACACGTCACGGCGTATTGATATTCAACTTCAGTTCATGCCAGCCGCTGGTGGCCCAGCACGCTGCTTCACCCTGGCAAGGGCATGACTGCACCGGCAGCTGCTCTTTGCACTTCCCGCACTGCTGGTGGGACAGCACTTCCAGCTGCTGCATCAGCTCAGCAGCATCCTTCCGAATTAACAGCGCTATGTACTCGTTCAGCTCATATGGTTCACGACCGAAGCGGCGTGTGGCGCAGTTCTGCGCCAGCATCACCAGTTCCTGACTATCCAGCGCCAGCTCCAGTTTTTTACCACCGGCAGCGGCCTGTCTGGCACGCTGCGCGGCTTTGCGTTCGGCGGGGGATTTAGGCATTTGTCACCGCCGCTTTAACGGCTTGCCACACAATTTCAAGTATCGATGACCAGGCCAGATATGTATGAATACCCGCCACAAATCCAAACCCAACAACCATGGCATACAGTAAAGCGTTGCACTTAGACATCACTCCACCTCCACGCGCTTAAACTCAATGACCCACACCCACGGGTTAGCCAGCCAGCTGTCATCGCCGTAGATAGACTTCCATAACGTAACGAAGGAACCGCGTGCGCTCAGCTGGTGCTGAGTCCAGCCGGGCTGATAATGACGCCAGAAACCGCCCCGTAACTGCTCCACGCCTTCCGCGCGTGCATCGACTTCACTGATATCGTACATCCGCTCCACACGAACGCCGGTAATCTCCAGCGTTATGCGGGAAGCCCAGCGCGGCATGTGGATGGATGGGCGCCAGCGGCCTTCTTTCGGCCAATCGTCTGGAATAGTTGCGCGGTAAGCCATGTCGTGGCTGTATTGGTCAATGTTGTATCTTGCCCACGTCTCACGCACCCACAAGCGATCACCAATTGCACCAAAAGGACAGGTGTAGCCCTCATCATCGCTGGCCACACCAAAAACTTTTTTCTTGGCTGGCTGAAGGTAGCCATCTTTATCGACCATGCCGGGCGTATACCAGCGCGCGTTAAAGTCCGTTTTCAGTTCCATATTCATCGGACAGAAATCGGCAGAAGGCTGCACCCGCATGATCCGGCGCGTCTGAGTCTTTCTGCCGTCGAGAACTGCACGAACCATGTCGGCGTTAAAGATGACTGGACGCTCTTTCATTTCGCCTCCTCAATGTTGCGCAGGATGGCGGCGCGGCACAAGTTGAATCCTTCAGCTCTTGACTCAAGGGCTTTCTGAGCATCAACCGGCCTGCTGAAAGGTTCAACAACCATTTCATCTGGCACCAGCCCCGCCAGGCTGACGGCGGGCGCGGGGCGGGTGAATAGATTGATAATCCGCCGGGGGGCTGCGTTAGACGTTACTGGGTCTACAGTGAACAAATATCCGCAACCGTGATTTTTAACGTCCCGCAATTCCTGCTCGTCTGTCCACGCCACAGGCTGCTGCTTCTCCAGCTCTGCCAGCTTCGCCCGCATCACACTGCGCTCAGCATCAAGGTTATCAATCGCACGCTCAGCCGTTGCCAGCTTCGCCTCTGCTGCTTCTGCGCGCTGCTGCCAAGCAAGAGCGCCTTCAAGGTTCTTCTGCACTTCCTGTTCCAGCGCCCGGAATGCTTCGGCAATAGCTGCAGCAGACTCGTCGATTGCTTTCCGGCGAGTGGTGACATCAACGTCACGCGAACCCGGCGCACCATATTTCGGATACAGCGCTTCAACTAACTCATTCAGCTTTTCCATTACTCACCATCCTTAACCCATGCATTCCAGATACAGCCCGCTGGCAATCAGACGGGCGCGGCGTTTTGCTGCTTCTCGGTGGCGCTTCTTTGCCTCTTCAGAGCAGTCATTCCTGTAGTTGATCACCATTGGCTTACATGGTGGGGAGGCAACACGACGTGGATTTCTGACCAGGGTGTAAGTGCGGTCAATATAGCCGCCGCCAAGGCTGATTTGATTAGAGGCTTCAACCTGCAGCGTTTCGCCTCCTCTGCGTAATATGTGAATAACTAAACGGTTGAACTCACTGAGGGTCATACCGAGACGTTCTGCCAACTCCCGGCCCGTTGCCGGGCCCTTTGATAACTGCCAGGCTAACTTTTCACTGAATCCGGCATTCGCCCCATTGCTGCGCCGGAATTGGGCGACCTTTTTCATGACACCACCTTCAGGGTTACCGTGCGTGAGCGGAGTAAATCCATTTCCATTTGGGAAATGATGTTGATCGCATGTGAAATACCCGGTTGCTGGTGGTTACCCAGTGTTGTTACAGCGCGGCGGGCTTCCCCAAGTGCTTCACCACGCAATGTTCGAATCCACTGATTACAGGCTGGAGTGGCAAGCGCTGCATTCAGATCGTCAATCAGGGTCATATCAGCCCCGGCAATCTGAAGCGCCGCGATGGTATCAGGCAGGACGCTGTTGATACGCAGCACCTCTCCAGCCATGAGATTGGCGCGAACGGTGGCCACGTCGAGACGTGATGCCAGTTCAGTTACCATCTTCGCCATGTCCATAAGAGAGGTTTCTTTGCCGATGTTCTTAGCGAACTGGTGGCCGGCAGCGACGACTTCTTTGTTCGATTTAAAATGATGCATGTCATCGCCCTCAGTGAATGGTGATGTTGATGGTTTTATTAAGCCGCTCAGCTTCACGCTGCGCCTTAATGGGATTACTGATTACCGACCCGTCAGGCATAACCCAGCCGTTGAGGATATGGCTGTAGGGCAGGGTGATAATGCCTACGGTGATATGGTCGTTTGGCTTTTCCATGAAACTCTCCACACACGATTTTTGGTTGCATGAATCCCTTGCCAGTGACGGCAATAAAAAACTTTTGGGATTCGCTTAAGTTGGCTGGTGGGTTACTGCAATAACCCACAGCCCGATTACTCCACACACTTGAAAGGTTGCTGCGGTGCCGGGTGCCTCCCGGTGCTCTGGTCAGACTGACAGACACCAGAGCGGAGACTCTTAGACTGTATGCAATCTTTGTCAGTCTTCCGCGTGCGCTGGCCGCATTCACCACAACGATAAGGACACTTACTCCACGTCTCTAAAGCGTTCGAAAACACCCGCTTTGCAAATGTCCTTGTCGTTGTGAAAAAGGGCGGTTAAACCAAACCATCATGAGTAACCGCCAACACAGCAATTCAGTACTCTTAAAACGCTGGTCCGCGAACCACGTTTTCTAATTCACACTTCACACTCACCACACCGGCATCACCGCAACAGACAACATCAGCATCTGGAAAGAGCCTCAAAAAAGTAATCAGGTCCCGGAGCGTTGTGTTCGACATGTTTTTAATCATCTCCACAGTACTGCCCTCACACCACTGCAACTGCTTTAGCGAATCATCCCGATCTTCTTACGCCTCGGGCGGCTACTTCGTGGGCGTCCTGCCTATTCGCTGTTGATAGATTCATTATTGCCGGAAGTGATAAATCAGTCAACACCGCCGGAGATATTATATATCCTGCGGTGTTTATGTCATTGATTGAAATGATATTAAAAATTTTCTGCACGCATAATCATCAGATTGAGCATTTAGTAATGTATGTTTTGAGTGTTTTTTGATCGATGGGAGCACCATGAGCAAGCAATCAGAAGAACTTTATGATGAGATGTGCAGGGTGGTCGGAGACGTGGTTCTTACGCTTCATGATTACGGAGTTGAATCGAAACAAATGTGATAGCAGATGCACTTAGAACGGCGCTGGCATCGAAGAATCCCGCCCAGTCTGAGCTACTGGTCAAAGCAATGGAAGCTGCGGTAAAAGTACTGGAGCGTTAGGCATAAAAAAGCCCGCGCTAGACGGGCATAAACTCGTTCAATTGGGGCAAACCATCTGTCAGCATAAGCTGACGATAATAATGATACTTACGATGTGAAAATTAGGAAATAGATGCTCCACAATTTGTTAAGCACCGCAAATTTTGTGCGAAAACAAAAAGGCCCGCCGGACGCGGGCTAGCAGTATCAAAGCATTCAAAAGAGAAGTTTTGAGCATCAGTTGAGCTCATTCAGATTATCGTCAAATACTGAGAAATCTTTATTGAAATGTCTCTTCAGGCCATTGAGCTTTCACCACCTTACCTATGATCCGGCAACTATGATCACAGTCTAAAATCCGATAAGCAGGATTGAGCGGCACAAGATAGCTTACACCCGCATCCTTCTCATACTTTTTGAAAGTCACTTCTGAGTCAGCATTCGCAGACGCCACGCAGAAGTCGCCAGTCTCAACCGGTTCTGCCGGGTCGATGAGGATCAGCATACCCTCTGGGAAACTTGGACGAACGCCCTGCGGCGCGGTCATTGAGTGACCCTTCACTTCAAGCCAGAACGCTTTATCGCTGGCTTTCTTAGTTGTAGGGACCCATGCCTTTGCATCTCTGGAGGTAAAACTACCCACCTCAGAAAAATCACCAGCCTGGACATAAGTGAACAGGGGGTATTCATAGTGATTTGACCTAATGTTTTCTTCACCAATCGACTGATACATGTCAGCGATCTCAGCAGCAATTTTAGGACTAAATTCTCCAACACTTACCTTCAAGAATTTGGCTAATGCTGAGGCATTGCTGGGATTCAGAGCATTTACTCCATTCAGCAAAGATGCGACAGCTGATTGACCTACGCCCAGTGCGTCCGCCACAGACTCTTGGGAAATACCCAACTCAGCTTTTTTGCGCTCATAGATTGATTTCAGTCTCTGCGCGTCTTCGATTTGCTCGTTAGTGAGCGGCTTTTTCTTTGCATTCATATGTGAAATTTATCACCGCACGGGATAAATAACTAACACCGCGCGTGTTGACTATTTTACCTCTGGCGGTGATAATTAAGCCTATACATTAGGAGATGATTATGAGCCAGAGAATAAAACTCAAAGATTATGTAGAGCAGTTTGGCCAGACGAAAGCAGCTACCGATTTAGGCGTTTACCAGAGCGCAATCTTTAAAGCGATTTCACTCAAACGTGACATCACCGTGATCCTCCATGAAGACGGGACGATTTCAGCGGAAGAAGTGAAACCGTTCCCTGCAAATCGTAAGTGTGATCACAAGTCTATATCGACAGCTTTCTAATTTTAACCACAGTTTAGAGGGCTTAACCGTGGATCAGAAGCACTGGCAAGTTGAAAAGCAGCCGGCATGGCTGGTGGTAGCAATAAAGAAGACGATTTCAAGTCTTCCGGGTGGGTACTTAGAAGCAGCTGAATGGCTGGGTGTAACCGAGGATGCGCTATTTAACCGCCTGCGCACCAATGGCGATCAAATTTTCCCAATGGGTTGGGCAATGGTTCTGCAGCAGGCAAGCGGCACAAAGCACATCGCTAATGCCGTGTCCCGTCAATCGAACAGCGTCAACGTACCGCTGGTGGACATTGAGGATGTTGATAACGCGGATATCAATCAGCGCCTGATGGAGTCGGTTGAGTGGATTGGCAAGCATTCTGCTTACATTCGCAAGGCAACCGCTGATGGCGTGATTGATGCGGCTGAGCGTGAGCAGATTGAAGAGAACAGCTATCAGGTAATGGCGAAGTGGCAGGAGCATCTGACGCTGCTGTATCGCGTTTTTTGCGCTCCAGAAAAGGTGAACGCCGCTGGATTGCAGTCCGCGGCGTTCGATGCGACTAAATCAACGTGTGTGGAGAACTAATCGCGTGATCAATTTAACCAGAAAATCAGGATTACCGCAATTCCGTTGCCTTCCCTCTGCTGGTGGCCGCTTCAGCAATGAGCCGCTGCGGTATGTGCTTAATGTACCAGGCGTCAGCGAAGAAGTTAACCACGGCTTTGTTGAGTGGGCTGTGGGTGATGCTAACCAGCGAATGAGGGCGATCACATGCGAGAACTCGACCGTATTTTTCGAGACAAGCGCGGCATCCCTGTGCGGGTCATCCGCTGGGAGCCAGAAAACGACCGCGTTATCTACCTGCGTGACAAGTACGAACATGGTGAGTGCTTCAGCTCTCTCGAACGGTTCAAGCAATATTTCAGAGAGGTTGGGGTAAATCATGAGCGTTAAATTATCTGCATTCGTCTGGGACGGCTGCGCATCATCCGGCATGAAGATCACTATGGTAGCCATCATGGCACGCCTGGCTGACTTCTCAAGCGACGAAGGCGTTTGCTGGCCTTCAATCGCCACCATCGCCCGTCAGATAGGCGCTGGTCCGAGTACTGTTCGTACTTCGATCCGTAAGCTGGAAAGTGATGGCTGGCTGACCAGCACTTCACGTCGCAAAGGTAACCGCAACAACTCCAACATGTATCAGCTGAACGTCAAAAAACTGCGCGAATCAGCTGCTGCTCACCTGTCAGAATCTGAGGCGTCAGAATCTGACACATCAAAATTTGACGCATCAAAATCTGATGCACCGAATTTTGACGCGTCAAATTTTCACCCGTCAGAATCCAGCAAAAATAACAGTTTTGACCCGCCAGAATCTGGCGACGATCCGTCAGTAAAATCAAAACATGATCCATCAGATAAAAAACCCTTTTGTCAGGTTGCGTCGCAACCAGACGATGAGTGGTCAATTATCAATCGCTCCCGTCAGGTTTTACGTCACCTGAACAAAACTAGCGGCGCAAAACACACCGAGGCGCAGTCGTCGATGGGGCACATCAAATCCCGCCTGAAAGACAAGTTCACGGTGGAAGAGCTTTGTCTGGTGGTGGATTACAAGCACGCACACTGGGAAGGCACTGAGGAATACCAGTACATGCGTCCCAAAACGCTATTCATCCCCGGCAATCTGCCTGGTTACCTCCAGTCAGCCACCAAATGGGATAAGGCCGGTCGCCCGCCGCGCTCTGAGTGGAGCGCCCTGAAGCGCAACATGCAGCGCGATATCACGGTCATTCCAAAGCCTGACAGCTCAGTGCCTCACGGCTTTCGCGGTTAACGGGAGAAAATCATGATCAACCACGAATCAAAAATTCTTGAACTGATTACCCGTAATGGTCCGCTGAAGGTCCGCGAACTCTGCAAGCTCATGGGTCTGCATGAGACCTCCGTGAAGCGCTTTATCAAACCGCTGTTCACTAAGGGGCTGCTGAAGCGGGCAAGCGACTGGAGCTACTCAATCAACACTGACCCCTTGCCGGTTGAAAGCGAGAAATTCGCCCGCCTGGCGAAGCAGGCCAGCGAACTTGAGGCGAAAGGGTTCTGCCTGCGAGCTGCACAGGTATGGCGTGAAGCGATGATGGTGGCGAAGTTCGATGCATCTCGCAATGAAGCCAAAGAGAACTGCGACCGCTGCGCCGTTAAGGGCTCACTCAACTGTGGCAGCTACGGCGGACTCGACACCGGCCGCATCATTTCAGCCAGTGTGAACAGGGATTTGTTATGAGAACGCACCTGAAGAGCCACTACGAATGCAACGAGATTTTCTACCGGGCCATTCCCACTGCAGTAGTGATGATTGCCGCCCTGATTTTTGTCCTGACATGGGAGCTGACCACAGCATGAGCACGTTATCTCAGTACTACAAACAGAAAGAGCAAAATGGCACCGGCACCACCGTCAAAAAAACTTTCATGGTACCGTTCGAAGAACTCTACACAGTGGAAGGTGAGCAGGGGCGTCCACTGAATAAAGAACACGCTGAAAAAATGTGTGAGCTTTGGATGTCAGGTACAGACTTGCCAGCGCTTCTCGTTGAAGTAACTGAACGGGGTGTGAAGATCATTGATGGTCAGCATCGTCATTATGGCGCTTATCTGGCAAGAGAAAAGGGGCATCAGATACCCCGAATCGAATGTAAGGATTTTATCGGTACGCCGCTTGAGAAACTGGCAATCCAGACCGGTAGCAGCGAAGGCCTGCAGATAACGCCAATTGAACGTGCCATCAATTATAACAAGGCAAAAAATCAGGGTCACAGCATCCACGAGATCGCTAAGGCTTTTCATCGATCAGTAACTGACGTAGAGAATCACCTCCAGCTGCTGTCTTCAGGTGACACACTGCTGGATATGGTGAGCTCAGGAGAAGTATCAGCAACAACAGCTATGGAGTTGAGCAAGAAGCACGGACCAGCAGCGGGTCGCATTGCAACTGAGCAGCTTGAAAAAGTTAAGGCCTCTGGCAAGAAGAAGCTGACTCGTTCAGCAGCCATCGTTTCACCGGCAAAACTGCGTGAAAAAATCCGCGCAGAGCATGCAGCATGGTCGCAGGAAACGTTCGGCGATGTAGGTCCGGTTGGTCCTCTGAAGCACCTGGCAAAAGAGGCGATGGAAGCTGCTGAAGCACCTGATGACCTGTCTGAATGGGCTGACCTTCAGTTTCTGCTGTGGGATGCCATGCGCCGCGCCGGTATTACTGAAGAAGAGCTCAATTCCGCCATGGAATTGAAACTCAGCGTCAACAAGGCCCGCAACTGGCCCGAACCCAAAGACGGTGAGCCGCGCGAACACCTGAATGCTGATAGTGAGGAACCCGTTCAGTCTGAAAAAGACTATGGCGATGACCTGCCATTGCTGAAGCACGAAATTCTTGAGAAGAGCGGTGTTGACGTGTGGGCCTGCGTTCAGGCCGCATTCAAGATGAAAGCTGAGTACACCTACAGCGAATCCAAATGGGCGCATACCTGGGCGGCAGACTCTGTTGAGAATCCTACCTGTGTGACAGTTCCGGCAGAGACGATTGCCAGTGCAGTACGCCTCATCAAGCAGCACCAGGATGAACAGGCGATCAAAAAGTGGCTATCAGAGCAGCATGATGACCCTGAACTGGTGACAGAGCAGCTGAACCGCTTCACAGGGACGCTCACTGACTTACGTCAGGATCATCCGTGTACTGCTCAGGATTTCATAAAGCTGGTGGAGCAGGTAAATCGGGATTGCTGGTCCAATTACCGCATGCTGCGTCAGGCAGTCCGTGAGGTGGCTGGGCAGATGACAATTCCGGGTATTGGGGAGACTGCATGAAGTTAACCCTCCCGTTCCCGCCAAGCGTTAACACGTACTGGCGTAACACCAGAAAGGGAGTATTGATCAGCGCCTCCGGGCGCTGTTTCCGCTCCAACGCATTTGCCGCCATTCTTCAGCAGCTCAAACGCCGACCACAGCCGATTACAGTGAACGTGCAGGTTACCGTGCTGCTGTTTCCTCCAGACAAGCGCCAGCGTGACCTTGATAACTACCTCAAAGCCCTGTTTGACAGCCTCACGCATGCCGGTATATGGGGCGATGACAGGCAGATTAAGCGATTCACTGTAGAGTGGGGACCTGTAACCAAAGGCGGTAAGTCTGAGGTGGTAATCAGCGAGTTTCAGCCGGTAGCGGCATAGGTCCGCAACTGGTTACATGACCAGTGAAATTGGGTATAGTGTGTGCTGTACTGGTGATTGCAGTTGCCGTACCAAGGTTGGTCCCGTTCACTTGCAGGTGATGGGGCGGGGCCATTTAAAAATGTTGTTCCAGTGTGTGGAGAGGTCAAAATGCTGAATCAATCAGCGGGTGCTATTGCGCCTGTAGTCAATGCTATTCAATCCCCGATCATGACCAGCCGTGAGATTGCCGAACTGACCGGCAAAGAACACAAAAATGTCACTGTAGATATTCGCCGTATGCTGGATGACCTGGGAGAAGATGCGCTGAAATTCCAGCGTATCTATTTAGATACCATGAACCGACAGCGAACTGAGTATCACCTCGACCGTGAGCACACCGAATGCCTCATCACCGGCTATAGTGCCATTCTCCGCATGAAGGTGATTAAGCGGCTACATGAGCTGGAAGACAGCCAGCCAGTTAAAATCCCGCAAACCTTTGCTGAAGCGCTCCGCCTGGCCGCCGAAATGGAAGAGGAAAAAGAGCGCCTGCAGCTGCAGCTGAATGAAGCTGCACCAAAGGTTGCCTTCGTGGATCGCTATGTCACGGCCACCAGTTCAATGACTTTCCGCCAGGTGGCAAAACTTCTTGAGGCGAAAGAGCCTGAATTACGCCTGTTCCTGATTGAAAGCCGTGTTATGTACCGCCTGAATGGCGTCCTGACCCCCTACAGCCAGCACATTGAGGCCGGTCGTTTTGAGGTAAGGACCGGAACCACTACCGAATCAAATTACATGTTCAGTCAGTCCCGGTTTACCGCGAAGGGCGTTCAGTGGATAGGCGGGCTATGGACGGCGTACAAAGCCGCTGGTGGTGCTGAGTGAGGGCATTGCTTACACCTGAAGTAGCGCCGCGCACAGGGATTGTGCTGCTGAAGCCGGGGCCGGAGCTCATGAGGCTATTTAGTGGCCGCGTGGTTATCAGCACACCTTCAATCGATATGGCAGATCTGCCATCAGGGCGGCTGAATGACGGCACACAGCCGCTGCTTGATGAACCCTCACTGATTCCCTTCTTCAGTCATGAACGTGTGATAGCGGCTGCTGGTGGGCCTAGTGCGCTGGCATCTTTCGTCCAGTCATTTGGCTGCTGCCAGTGGGAGCAGTCCGGGACATGGCATCATCATGAGTTCACAGTGTCAGAAATCGAAAACGGCCTGGTTTCTCTGTGCTACAGCCACGATAATGAGTTCAGGGAAAACGGCGTACCCGGTAGCCTGGAGAATATTGCCAAAGGCAATACTGCGCTCTGGATCATCAGGGCCGCATGCAGCCAGATGGCATTACCATTCGATCACAACCTGACCCTGCCCGAGCTTTGCTGGTGGGCCACTCTGAATGATGTTATTGACCTGATACCGGAGGCACCGGCCCGGCGCGTTCTGCGCATGCCAAAGGAGACTATCCAGAGCGGGGAGCTGAAAGAAGCCCGAATTGTTCCGGCTCGACCGGCCCGCGAGGTGATTCAGGATGCTGCACAGGTCGTCAAAAAGATTATCAGCCTGCACGCGGACCCTGAATCACCGGAATCCTTCATGAAGCGTCCCAAGCGCAAGCGCTGGGAGAGTGAGAAGTACACGCGGTGGGTTAAGTCACAGAGCTGTGCATGTTGCGGCATGCAGGCTGACGATCCTCATCACATCATCGGGCATGGTCAGGGAGGCATAGGGACAAAGGCCCATGATTTATTCGTGATACCGCTTTGCAGGGCGCATCACGACGAATTACACCGCGACCCAAAACTTTTTGAGTCAAAATACGGCAGTCAGGTTGAGCTGCTATTCAGGTTCCTGGATTTCGCGATTGCAGTCGGCATTATCGGGACAGATAAAAAATAAAATGTGTGGAGAGGATTAAATATGCGTGACATGTCACAGGTATTAGAGCGCTGGGCGGGATGGGCTAAATCAGAAAGTAGCGGTGTTGATTACTCAGCAATTGCGGCTGGATTCAAAGGCCTGTTGGCGCAGGATTCAAAATTAACACTCACCTGCAGCGATAATGATGGATTAGTCATTGAGGGCTGTCTGGCGCGGCTTAAAGAAAAGCGCCCGGATGAGCATGCGATCATTGTGCTTCATTACTTTTTCAATATCTCAAAGCGCAACCTTGCTAAACAGGCCAGGCGCGATGAAAAAATAGTGAGAATTGAAATTCAGATGGCTGAGGGTTTCATTGAAGGTTGTCTGGCAATGCTGGATGTGCGGCTGGATATGGATGCCGAACTGACGCCGAAAAAATATTGAAAAAACCTCTCACGCGGTCCGCATTTTCCTTAGTAATCTGATAAGGTCAATTACAAGCAGTGCAGCTTATCTGCTAAAAGTCAGTTCTAAACGTGGATGTCAAGGCGCCTCTGGCCTCACCAGCCTGGAGGCGTTTTTATTGTAAACATCCCTGCAAGGGATGGTGAAAAGATTATCCACACTGAGGGATAGAAAAATTAACCCTGTTGCCGACGGGCAAGGCAGTTACCGCTTTAGCGTCAGGGTTTCTAAATGCCCGACTCTGCACTAAGATGACTTCACTGCGGTGAATCCCATCTAAGCGATGGGGCGTGATGGCAAATGTTATGCGGAACGCGAGCCTGAAGCCATAACAGGGCTCACCGGGAGGCACCCGGCACCGCAGACCATCCAATTTTCTAAATTCAAAGGCTCACTTCGGTGGGCCTTTTCGTTTTTGCGCACGCCAATCAGCCTCCACACACATTTTGACGCCGTGGCGTTGCGCAATTTCCTTCTGACTACCGACAGCACCTGCCAATTAACGGAGGTGAGGATGAAACGCATGCCGGACAAAGACGTTGGGTTCTGGGCAAGCCTGATTGCCTGGCTTTACGCCCACAAAAACGAAACCGGCTATGCGGGTCTGGCCGGAGTCATGGCGATTCTCAGAGCCACTTACGTTGGCAAAGACGCATGGTCACGCCGCCTGCTTGATGCAGCGATGTGCAGTGTCTTCGCCTTCTTCCTGCAGCCAAGCCTGCAGGTAATTGGTTCGGTGTTTAACTGGCACTTCAGTGAAGACATTACGCGGGTTGCTGCGGTCTTTCTTGGGTTCCTCGGTGTTGACTACGTGTCAACGAAGATACGCCGCCAGATAGATAAGCGACTGGGGGACAGTAATGCTGACAGCCAATAGTTTTCAGCTCGCGACCGGCGTTAGCAATGCGCTGCGTGATGCCTGGTTTCCTCACATAGCGGCAAGCCTCTCAGCGTTCCAGATAAGCACGCCATTACGGCAGGCTCACTTTCTGGCGCAGACAGGTCATGAATCAGCCGGGTTCCTGAAGGTAGAAGAGGGACTGAATTACAGTGAGAACGCGCTGACTGCCATGTTTGGCAAGCGCATTACTGCTGAGCAGGCCCGCGCCTATGGTCGTAATGCGATGCATGCGGCTAACCAGAAGATGATCGCCAGCATCATTTACGCAAACCGTAACGGGAATGGTGATGTTGTTTCGGGGGATGGGTACCGCTATCGCGGTCGCGGCCTGATTCAGATTACCGGCAAAGCCAACTATGCAGCACTGGTGAAACAGCTTGGCGCTGATGTGGTGGCTAATCCTGATTTATTGCTGGGCTATCGCTTTGCTGCGATGTCTGCGGCGGCATGGTGGAAGAATAACGGCCTGAACGAGCTGGCTGATTCTGATGATGTTATCCGCATCACCAGAATCATTAACGGTGGCACCAATGGTCTGGACGACCGGAAATCCCGCTTATCAAAATCTAAGGGAATTCTATGTTCAACGTAATCGGCTTTATCCGAAACAATTCAGGTCTGGTCATCATCGGTCTTATCTGCGTGGCGCTGTGGGGGCTGAACGCCAGTAATTCACAGCTGAAGGCAACGAACGACAGACTTGAGAAGCTGGCAAACAGCAAAGACGAGCAGATTAACGACCTGCGCTCCAAGAACGATGGCCTCGCATCGAGCGTCACTGAGCTGGTAACAGCTGTTAAGCAACAAAACGATGTGATGAGTCAGGTCGCAGAGCAGCGTGCCGTAACAGCCCAGCAGAACCGGAAACTACAGAATGAAATCAAGCGTTACCTTGCGGCGGACAAGTGTGCTGTTGCTCCTGTTCCCCCTGATGCTGCTGACAGGCTGCGCGACGCAGCAAAAGCCGCTGGTGGAGTACCGGGCAATCAAAGAACCACGGTTAAGCCTGCCAGCGGAACTGACCACGCCGATTGAGGTGCCGGCCGTTCCTGATGCCATGAGCTTTGGTGACAGCGTTGGGCTTAATGCAGTGCTTTATGGCGCGCTCGGTCAGTGCAATATCGACCGTGCAGCCATAAGGGCACTGGAGCAGAAATAGCCGATTTGCAGCAATACATTAGATGCAGCGTCTTTAATAAATGTTAAAGAAGCCCATCTAAGGATGGGCTAGTAGTTTACTCATCCATGAATTTTTGACGGCGATAGTCATCATAATCACTTTGTTCACGGCAGTCTTCACAGACTATCCCATCATGCTCCCAAATGTGGTCATAAGCCTCTATCAACTCAGCCCCTTCAAGCACCTTGTTGCAATCATTGTGGTGCTCACCCGGGTCCGTATAGCCTTCACAAGCATGGCTCATGAAGGGTGTCAAGACTGACTTTTGGGCAGGGGATAGTGTTGAAAAGCCTCTATCTACCGCAAGTTTTGCTATGCCTGCTACCTTACTATCTTCGTTGTGGAAGGCGTCATGTTTTAAAAGCGTTTCGAGCAGATTTTCTTCAATGCCCATACATCCTCCTTTTATGAATGCTTCATCATTATCGGCTTAACATTAGTTTTATTTAAAGTTGATTGACAAAGGATAACGGTTAGCCACTCTGTGAAGCGTTGCGAAGCTGTGCTTATTATTTGCTTCCGTAGGATTAATCTTAAGGATAAATTGTACCCTCCATTAATAAGGAGGTTTTATGCTTGATAACTATTTAAAGTCTGCTGGCGGAGCTACTTCACCAGAGAAGCAAAGAGTCATTGCTTTAAATGCTGCGTTAGAACTTGCAAAGGCAGCGTTAGGAGCTTCCTCAGCAAATACAAACTCAACCCGCGTAGCTGACTCTCTCAATGGCGTAGCTCGAAATATTGAAGCTTTAGCCGATGCAATCCAGGCAGCAGCAAAAGTTAAGTAGTTACACAGCCGCTCAAGGGCGGCTTTTTATTTTGTGCTGAAAACTGCATTTACCGAGTTCAATTTTCAGCATAAACATACTGAATCATCGGCTGGTGGTTTCACCATTGCCGAGAGTTAAACACAAAAATCCAGCAGGAAACTCTAAATGGAAGTGATGATTGATGGCATTCGCTATGCGCCGATAACTGAACGGCCATCGAATATCGGTATCGCCATCAGCACCCATAATCGCCATGACGTCATTTCCCGCTCACTGGATCACCAACTAAAGTTTCTGCCAGCCGGTGCGCTGGTGGTCGTTATTGATGATGGTTCAGCAATACCAGTGACAGCGCCTGAAGGTGTAAAGGTCATTCGGCATGACGCATCTCGCGGCATTGTGGCCGCTAAGAACGCGAGCCTTGAGGCGCTGATTGATTCCGGTTGTGAGCATCTCTTTCTGTGGGACGATGATGCCTGGCCGATTGCTGGTGGCTGGGAGCGCCCCTACATCGAATCACCTGAGCCGCATCTGGCTTACCAGTTTCAGGACTTTGCCACAGGTCAGAAACTGAATGATATTGCGGTGCTTTATCGTGATGACCGGCATGTAGCCTATACCGGCCAGCGCGGCGTGATGCTCTATTACCACCGCAGCGCGATAGAGAAGGTTGGCGGGTTCGATTCCATCTATCAGCGCGGCATGTACGAGCACTCAGATTTAGCGCTGCGCATCCACAATGCCGGGTTAACGAGCTGGGCGTTCGCTGATGTGACTGGTTCAGGCAAGCTGATTTATTCGCTTGATGAACATCAGGCTGTAGAACGTTCAGTACCAAAGCCTGACCGTGAAGCGCAGGTGAAGCGCAACGTCACGATTCACAATGAGCGCAGGAACAGCGGTTACACCGGTTACGCAGACTACCGGCAGCAGCGCAACGTGGTAATTACCACACTGCTGACCAGCCAGCCGGACCCGCAGCGCGGCACCAGAATCACGCCATCGCCTGACCTGCTGGCTGAATGGGCGGCATCGGTAAAAGGTGGTGACGCTGTGGTGCTGGCCGATGAGCTGACTACTGCACCTGCAGGCGCATCGCTGGTAGCCGTCCCTGATGTGAAGATGAACGTCTACTTCAGGCGCTGGCTGCATATCTGGCAGCACCTGCGCGATCATCCTGAATATCATTACGTCTGGTGTACCGATGTTACTGACGTTGAGATGCTGCGTGAACCGTGGCAAGGGATGGAGCAGGGCAAAATTTACGCTGGTTCCGAACCTAAAACCTACGCAGACGCATGGGCGAAGCAGCAGCATCCTGAAGGTGTCTATCAGGCATTTCTCTCTGAACACCAGAATGAAGTGATGCTGAATGCAGGCCTTCTCGGTGGCAGTCGTGCAGACGTAATGGCAATAGCGCACGGTATTATCCGGCTGTATTACCACCTCGAATCGCTGCGCTTCTGGAGTCAGGAAGTAAGTGCAGCGGCTGTTGGCGACATGATTGCCTTTGGCATAGTGGCTCATCGCTACAGCGACAGGCTGGTGACCGGCCCATATGTGCACACAGTATTTAAGTCAGAAGGCATCGGTAAGGAGTTCGCCTGGTGGAAGCACAAATAAGTTTTGTGGTTGTGGGCCATCACTCACGCAGGCATCAGGCAGAACGCCTTGCACAGCTGCTTAACGCTCACCTGCTGATTGATGAGGATCATCATGGCGCGAACTGGAACCATCGCCGCGCCATCGATTGGGCCAGCCAGCAGGATAGCCGGGTAGTGATACTGGAAGACGACGCACTGCCGGTATCTGGCTTCGCGCAAAAGGTGGCTGAGTGGCTGTCGCGCTTTCCAGACGACCTGCTGAGCTTCTATCTCGGTACCGGCAGACCGCCGCAGTACCAGCCCGAGATAGCGACAAAGCTTATTGATACAGACCGGCAACAGGCAGATTACATCACACTCAACCGGCTGATTCATGGCGTCTGCTACAGCGTCCCTCAGCCAAAACTTAATCAGGTTATCAGCCGCTGGAATCATGGCTCGCCTGCTGATTACGCCGTGGGTGACGCATGTGGTGGTGCAGTGGTGTACCCATGCTACTCACTGGTTGATCACGCAGACGCGGCGACGGTTGAGCGCCACCCTGACAACACACTACGAACTGAACGCCGCAGGGCGTGGAGACTGGATGCCGCAACGAATACCCAGAGCGTGCCGTAAGCACGGCTGCGCTAAGACCACCACAGACCGCTCTGGCTATTGCGAAGATCACCTCAATGAAGGGTGGCAGCAGCATCAGAACGGACTGAGCAGGCACCAGCGCGGCTACGGCAGTGAATGGGATGTGCGGCGAGCTCGTATACTGAAGCGCGACAAACATCTGTGCCAGAACTGCAGACGCAATGGCAGGGCGGCAGCAGCAAAGACCGTTGACCATATTAAGCCAAAGGCACATGGAGGTACCGATGAGGATTCAAACCTTGAGGCCCTCTGCTGGCCATGCCACAAGAGCAAAACCGCGCGCGAACGTCTCAAATGATAATCAATATCAATAAATTAGTTGCAAATGCAACTATATCGATGTGAATGAGAATGGTTATCATCAGGCGGGGAGGGCGGGTCGAAAGTTCAGGGCTTTGCGTCTGTAGGACCGCCGCCAAACCTTTTTTCACACCGCCGCAGGTTAGAAAACTTTTTTTGGGGTCCCCCAACCAGTTATTAATAGGAGTTTTCGATTATGCCTGGACCACCGAAAACCCCGACACATCTGGCTTTGGTGAAGGGGAACCCATCAAAACGGGCAGTAAACAAAAAAGAGCCAAAACCGCCTTCAGGGGTACCCCCAGTTCCGAAGCATCTGGACAAGATGGGGAAGTACTGGTTCAAGCGAATCGGCGAAGAACTTGATGCTGTCGGAGTGATGACCACTCTCGACGGTAAAGCGCTTGAGTTGCTGATCGAGGCTTACACCGAGTACCGGCAACATTGCGATGTTCTTACTGAAGAGGGCTACACCTATAAAACGGTGTCAGCTACTGGTGAGGATATTGTTAAAGCACATCCGGCAGCAGTGATGAAGTCCGATGCGTGGAAGCGCATCCGGGCAATGCTCTCTGAATTTGGCATGACCCCGGCCAGCCGTTCCAAGGTTGGCGCATCCGGGCCAGCCGAAGCCGATCCTCTGGAAGAGTTTCTTAAAAAGCGCAAATGATGAATGGCAACTGTTCAGGCTGGTATTCAGTACGCAGAAAGCGTGCTGGCTGGCGAGATCGTTGCTGGCGAACTGGTGCGCCTGGCGTGCCAGAGATTCCTCAATGATTTAGAACACGGGCCGGAACGCGGTATCTACTTCAGTGAGGACCGCGCCCAGCACATTCTCGACTTCTATAACTTCGTTCCGCATGTGAAAGGTGCTCTGGCGGGCAAGCCGATTGAGCTGATGCCCTGGCACATCTTCATCCTGATAAACCTTTTTGGATTCACCATTCCGCTGATTGATGAAATGAGCGGCAAACAGGTTATGGATGATGATGGCGATCCGGTAATGGTTCGCCGGTTCCGTACCGCTTATAACGAAGTGGCACGTAAAAATGCCAAATCAACAGTTTCGTCGGGTATCGGGCTTTATATGACCGGTGCTGACGGTGAGGGCGGCGCAGAGGTTTACTCAGCGGCCACAACCCGCGATCAGGCCCGTATTGTATTTGATGATGCCAAGAACATGATCAAGAAAGCGCCCCGCACCTTAGGGCGTCTCTTTGGTCACGTTAAGCTGAACATCCATCAGGAACGCTCAGCATCAAAATTTGAGCCACTGTCCAGTGACGCTAACAACCTCGACGGCCTCAACATCCATTGCGGCATAGTTGATGAGCTCCACGCTCACCGGACCCGCGATGTCTGGGATGTTCTTGAGACTGCCACGGGTGCGCGACTTCAGTCTCTGTTGTTCGCCATCACTACAGCAGGGTCAAATAAAGAAGGCATCTGTTTTGAGCAGCGTGATTACGCCATCAAGGTGCTACGCGGCGTGGTCGAGGATGACACTTACTTTGCTGTCATTTACACCCTGGATGAAGAAGACGATCCCTTTGATGAGGCTAACTGGCCTAAGGCTAACCCCGGTCTCGGTGTCTGCAAGCGCTGGGACGATATGCGCCGCCTGGCGAAAAAGGCAAAGGAGCAGGTAGCTGCGCGGCCTAACTTCTTCACTAAACATCTGAACATCTGGGTTACAGCTGAAAGTGCCTGGATGGATATGGATCGCTGGTCGAAGATGTTGCCAACTGCTGATGAGGCCAAAAGAAAAGGCTGGCCACTTTGGGTAGGTGTTGACCTGGCGAACAAAATCGATATCTGCGCGGCTGTAAAAACATGGCGTGACCCGACAGGTGAAACGCATATGGAACCCCGGTTCTGGTTGCCTGAGGGACGTATCGAAACGGCGCCTAATCATATTGCCGAGCTTTACCGAAAATGGGCGGATGCCGGACACCTTGAGCTGACGGACGGGGATGTAATCGATCATGGGGTTATCAAGGCTGAAATAGTTGAGTGGGTCAAGGGTGAGAATATTAAAGAAATCGCATTCGACCCATGGAGTGCATTGCAGTTCAGCCTGGCACTGGCTGAAGAAGGTCTGCCGCTGGTTGAGGTCCCCCAGACGGTAAAAAACCTGTCTGAGTCCATGAAGTCAGTTCAGGCGGAGATATACGGCAACAAGTTCCATCATGACGGAAACCCCGTTATGACCTGGATGATGTCGAACATCACCGTTAAGCCTGACAAAAACGACAATATCTTTCCGAACAAATCCACGCCGGAAAACAAAATTGACGGGCCGGTTGCATTATTCACAGCTAAAAGCCGACTTCTGGTCAATGGCGGCGGTGATGTGCAGGACCTGAGCGGCTTCTTTGAAAACCCGATAATGATAGGTTTCTGATGAAAAAAAATAAGCAGCCCGGCAAAGTTAAAAGCGCTTTGCTCAACTGGCTCGGGGTCCCCATTAGCCTGACGACCGGCACGTTCTGGGAGGAATGGTGGGGGAAAAGCAGTAGCGGCAAGACGGTATCTGCAGACAAGGCGATGCGATTATCAGCCGTCTGGGCATGCACCCGCCTGCTGAGCGAGTCAGTTTCAACACTTCCACTCAAGATTTACCAGCGCCAGCCTGATGGATCGCGTGTGCTGGCGCTGGATAATCCGGTTTATCAGGTGCTATGTCGCCGTCCGAATCTTGAAATGACGCCTTCGCGCTTCATGTTGTCGGTGGTGGCGTCAGTCTGCCTGCGCGGTAACGCCTTTATCGAAAAAAAGATGATCGGCAAAAAGCTGGTGGCTCTGGTGCCGCTTCTTCCGCAGAACATGGTGGTTAAGCGCATGGATAATGGCAGTCTTCAGTACACATACACGGAAGTTAAGACGAAGCGCGAAATTCCGGTTCAGAACATCATGCACATTCGGGGCTTTGGTCTGGACGGTGTATGCGGGATGATGCCGATGATGACCGGTCGTGATGTTATCGGCGCGGCAATGTCGGTTGAAGAGTCAGCAGCAAAAATATTTGAAAACGGCCTGCAGAGCTCAGGCTTTCTTTCCTCCGATGTCGCCATGGACGATAAGCAGCGGGAAAGGCTGCGGGGCTATCTTGAGCGCTTTATTGGCTCGAAAAATGCCGGAAAGGTAATGGTCCTTGAAGCAGGGATGAAGTATCAGGGCGTAACAATTAACCCTGAGGCTGCTCAGATGCTGGAATCGCGGTCATTCAGTATTGAGGAAATCTGCCGATGGTTCCGCGTGCCGCCCTTTATGGTTGGACATACCACCAAACAAAGCAGCTGGGCATCAAGCGTTGAGGGGATGAATCTGCTGTTTCTGACCAACACCCTGCGTCCGCTACTGGTTAATATCGAGCAGGAAATATCACGCTGTCTGCTTGATGGCAGCGACGATGTATTTGCTGAGTTTTCAGTTGAAGGTCTGCTTCGTGCAGACACCGCAGGCCGATCAGCTTACTACACCACAGCCCTTCAGAACGGGTGGATGTCGCGTAACGATGTGCGCAGGCTGGAAAATCTGCCGCCGATTGCGGGTGGTGATATCTATACAGTTCAGCTGAATCTCACACCACTGGATCAGCTCCGTGAGAACAACGCTGGCGCACAGGCCAGTAACATGATGAAGCTCCACGCTTTCCTTTTCCCGGATATTCCACCGGAACATTCACCGCTTAAAAAAGCGGCTTAGGAGACCCCTGATGACCATTAAAACGCTTCCGGTTGCACCGGAGGGGCGTCCTTTTGCACGTCAGAATACTGAGCTTCCCTCTGCTGCCTTTGAGCGCTGGGACGGCGGAATTCGTGCGGCGGGCCAGTCTGGTGACAACACGATCTCCATTCTGGACACCATCGGAGGGGACTGGTACGGCGAAGGCGTTACAGCCAGCCGAATTTCCGGCGCACTGAGAAGCATTGGTGGCGGTGATGTGACGGTGAATATCAACTCGCCTGGCGGTGATATGTGGGAAGGGCTGGCTATTTATAACCTTCTTGTTGCCTATGAAGGCAAAGTGACCGTCAAAATTCTGGGCATTGCCGCCTCAGCAGCGTCAATTATTGCGATGGCCGGTGATGATATTCAGATGGGGCGCGGGGCGTTCCTGATGATACACAACTGCTGGACCATTGCCGCAGGTAACCGCAACGACTTCCGCGACTATGCGGATTCGCTGGAGCCGTTTGATAAGGCCATGGCCGATATTTATGCCGCACGCTCAGGGCTAAAGCTGAGCGAGGTGCAAACCCTTATGGATAACGAATCATTTATCTCCGGCAGCGAGGCTATAGAAAAAGGCTTTGCTGAATCTCTGCTGTCCGCAGATGAAATCAGCAGCGACGATGAAAGCCCCGCCGCCGCACTGAGAAAAATTGATGCTTTCCTGGCTAAAGGCGGTATGCCCCGTTCCGAGCGCCGGAAACACCTCAAGGCTTTAGGTGGCAAGCCGGGCGCTGTCACCGAAAAGAACGACAAGCCGGGCGCTGTCGATGAAATAAACCCTGAAGCACTTAACTCCCTCAAAAACGCGCTGGCTTCGCTCGGCGAATAAGGAAAACGCATGTCTGATGTAAATGATCTGTTGACGAAAGTCTCCAACAAGCTGGAGAAAGTGTCTGCTGAGTTCAGCGAGAAAGCTGAAAAGGCGCTGAATGAAGCGAAAAATTCCGGCCAGCTTTCAACCGAAACCAAAGCGGCCGTGGATAAAATCGCAACTGAGCATAACGCGCTCAATGAGGCGATGAAGACCCTCAAGACCTCGCTGGGTGATCTGGAGCAGCACGTCGCCGCTCAGATGCCGCTGAATGCTGCGCAGGAAGTGATCCAGTCTGTGGGACAGCAGTTTGTGTCTGCTGAAGTGATGAAAGATATTCGCTCAAGCCTTGAAGGTAATAAGCGTATTTCGGTACCTGTGAAAGCCGCGCTGACTACTGTTGATGTGCCGGGTCAGATTGTGGCACCTCAGCGCCTTCCCGGTATTGACACTGCGCCTAAACAGCGCCTGTTTATCCGCGATCTGATTGCTCCGGGCCGCACGCAGTCCAACACGATTTACTACGTTCAGCAGACGGGCTTCACCAACAAGGCTTCAGTGGTGCCGGAAAATACCACCAAGCCTTATAGCGATATCGAATTCGCCGAGAAGACCACTGCCGTGCGCACTATTGCTCACATGTTCAAGGCTTCAAAGCAGATTCTGGATGACTTTGCTCAGCTGCAGTCCACCGTAGATGCAGAGATGCGTTACGGTCTTTCCTACGTTGAAGAGCAGGAAATCCTGTTCGGTGACGGCACCGGCGCTCATCTGGCGGGCATCATTCCTCAGGCTAAGCCATTCAGCGCAGCATTTGCCGTGCAGAATGAGACGGGGATCGACATTTTGCGTCTGGCTATGTTGCAGGCGCAGCTTGCCCGCTTCCCTGCATCAGGCCATGTGCTGCATTTCACCGACTGGGCGAAAATCGAACTGAGCAAGGATACGCTGGGACGTTACATTCTGGCCAATCCTTCACAACTGACCACGCCTACCCTGTGGGGCCTGCCGGTGGTGGCCACTGAAGCTGCTCAGTTCCTGGGTAAATTCCTGACGGGTGCGTTCAATTCCGGTGCGCAGATTTTTGACCGCGAAGAAGCAAACGTTGTGGTTTCCAGCGAAAACGCCGACGACTTTGAGAAAAACATGATCTCAATCCGTTGTGAAGAGCGTCTGGCGCTGGCGGTGTATCGCCCTGAAGCGTTTGTGTATGGCTCTCTGACTGGCTCAGGCAGCTAATCATTAATCCAGCGGCCTTCGGGCCGCTTTCAGTGGTGTCAGCAATGGCGATGATTGAATTAATTACTGTCAGGGCGCACTGCCGTATCGATGAGGATGATACCAGTGAAGATTCATTACTGAGTATCTATACCGGTGCCGCAAAGCGTTATGTCGAAACGTGGACCCGAAGAAAGCTGTATGAGACCAATGCCGAACCCGGTTTCGATACTGATGAAGACCGCCTTTTGCTGGATGATGACGTGCGAACGGCGATGCTGCTGCTTGTCGGGCACTGGTACTCAAACCGGGAGGCAGTGAACATCGGTAATATTACCAGCGAGGTACCACTGGCGGTTGAGGCTCTGTTACAGCCATACCGAATTTACGGTTTGTAAGGTGGGATCATGCAGGCAGGAAGGCTGCGTCACAAAGTGACGATTCAGAATTTCACATCAACACGTCTGCCATCAGGTCAGCCGCAAAACGTCTGGGTTGATGGCATGACGGTGTGGGCTGAAGTTAAAGGCATCAGCAGCCGGGAGCTCATGACCTCAGGCGCAGAAAAACCCGAGGCAACAATACGCGTCTGGATTCGCTTCAGAACTGACGTTACAGCTGCTTCCCGGCTGAAGTGCGTTACGGGTCCGTTTAAGGGAATGATTCTGGACGTGACCGGGGAGCCCATACCGGACGCTAAGACGACTCAGCTCGAAATTCTCTGTAAACAGGGGGTGAAGACGTGATCGACACAAAGCTGGATTTTTCAGGGCTGCTGGATATTTCCGGCGATCTGGATGCGCTCAGTAAGGCTGAAAATGGCCGGGTACTGCGTAACGCAACCCGTTCAGCCGCTGCCGTGGTCAAAGATGAAGCGGTGCGAAGAGCCCCCAGACGTACCGGTAAACTGGCGAAAAACATCGTGGTGCTGACGCAGCGTACGCGCAACGGTGATATTTCTTCAGGCGTACACATTCGCGGTCGCAACCCCCGCACGGGTAACAGCGACAATAAGATGAAAACCAAGGACTCCCGTAACGCTTTTTACTGGCGCTTTGTGGAGCTGGGTACCTCTGACATGGCCGCTATCCCGTTTATCCGGCCAGCATATGATGCCAGACAGGAGGAAGCGGTTAAGGTCGCGTTTGATACCGCGAACCGGGCCATTGATGAGGCGCTGACCAGATGACAGAGTCCTCAGTCTTCAGCCTGATTGGCAGTCTGGCCGGGGGGCAGGTATACCCCTATGTTGCACCATTAAATGCACAGGGTTCGCCATCCATCAGTCCGCCGTGGATCGTATTCATGGTGGTCAGTGAGGTATTCGGCGACACGCTATGTGGACCGGCTGAAGAAACCGGCTCGTTACAGGTAGACGTGTACGCATCCTCCCCGGATGAAGCCCGCTCGCTGCGTGAGGAGGTGTCCGCGGCTCTATCGCCACTGAACTTTGCGCAGCTTAATAAAGCCAACGGTTACGAATCCGAAACCGGCCTTTTCCGTGCGACTCTGGAAATCCAGAGCATGCAGTAATCGCTCGTCTGAACACAATCACAGCCACCTCAGGGTGGTTTTTTTTCGCCTGGAGAAAACATGACCAGCAAATATGAGAAAACGCAGGGGATGACGATTGGCGTTTCATCCGCCCCGGTTACTGCGGATGCTTTTAACGCCAGCGGCTTTCCGAATGGCATCACGTTCCTTGATGCGGAGTGTGCGACCAAAGAGGTCACCTACACTGGCGGACAGAAAAGCGATATCGACGTGACAACGCTTTGCTCTACTGAGCAGGAGCAGACAAACGGCCTTGCCGCGCCCGCTGAAATGGCGCTGACCCGTAACTGGGTAGGCGATGAAGAGGCGCGTCAGGCGCTGCAGCAGGCTTATGACAATGACGAACTGCGCGTTCTGAAAGTCGTATTCCCGTCCGGCAACGGCTATTACGCGCTGATTGAGGTGCGCCAGAGTTCATGGTCTGCCGGCACATCAGCGGTGGTTTCGTCTACCTATTCACTGCGCGTCCGGGGCAAGCCGAAGCCGATTGTTGCAGCGGGATCATAATCCTCAGCTATTCCCTGAGCCACTTAGTGTGGCTCTTTATTCCCATTACCTGAACGCAGAGAAAATGAAATGTCGTCAACCAAACAAACCGAAACATCACCGGCTTCACTTCGTGCACTGGCGCTTGCTGCATCATCCGGCTTTCGCTCAAAGGTAATAGAGGTGCCGGAATGGAACGGCGCTAAGGTCATGCTGCGCGAACCGTCCGGTGAAGCCTGGGTGAAATTCCGTGAGATCATGACGCCACCTGAGCCTGAGGAAGGCCATGAGACGCCAAAGCTGAGTATCCAGGAAGAATACCTGCGCAACAAACAGGCTGACGTCGTGATGTTTATCGATGTACTGCTGGATGAGAGCGGCAACCGCGTTTTCAGCGAAGGCGACGAACAGACCGTGTCTGAAATCTACGGTCCGGTTCACTCCCGACTGCTCTCTCAGGCTATTGGCCTGGGCATGTCACAGGAAACAGCAGAGGCAAAGTAAAAGAGCCGCTGACTTTCTTTCTGATGACCCTTGCGCTCCGTCTGGGGCGCACAGTGAACGAACTGCGTAAGTCGCTTACTGCCAGTGAGCTAAAAATGTGGATTGCCTATGACCGGCTGAGTCCGATTGGTGACTGGCGTGGCGATGTTCAGGCAGCGCAGGTATCGACGGCAATTATCAATGCTCAGGGTGGAAAAGCCACTATTGATGAGATGCTGCTCAAATGGGGCAAAGCTGAGGAAGAGGAAGAAATCAGCGGCTTTGAAGAATGGATGAGTGCTCTTTAATTTCCGCGCCAGCGCGGTTCAGACGGGTGAGATATGGCAACGCTGCGCGAGCTCATTATTAAAATTTCCGCGAACTCCAGTTCATTTCAGTCTGAGATTTCGCGCGCCTCCCGCATGGGGGCTGATTACTATAAAACGATGGAGCAGGGCGGGCGGAAGGCTGCAGCGGCCACGCGGGAAACCCAGCGTTCTTTGTCTGACCTGAACTCCGAGCTGGCTACGGTAAAATCATCTGCAGCCGGGTTAGCGGGGGCGTGGGCTGGCGCGTTCGCAACGCATCAGCTTATTGAGTTTGCTGACACATGGAACCAGATGAATGGTCGCCTTAAGCTGGCCTCCACCTCTGCCGACGACTTCTCAACAGCCCAGCGCACACTGATGGAAATCAGCCAGCGTACCGGCACGTCACTGGAAGCTAACTCGGGCTTATACAGCCGTATCGCTCAGTCACTCCGCGCGGCGGGTTATGCATCATCTGACGTGGCGAAAGTCACTGAAACAGTCGCAACATCGCTGAAGCTATCCGGAGCCAGCACAGAAGAAGCGAGCTCAGTTATCACGCAGCTCAGCCAGGCGCTGGGTTCAGGTGTACTGCGCGGCGAAGAGTTTAACGCCATCATGGAAAGCGGTGGACGCCTGGCAAAACTTCTTGCTGATGGTCTGGGTGTGACCGTTGGTGGCCTGCGAAACATGGCCAACAACGGCGAACTGACCACAGATAAAATCCTGCCGCTTCTGACCAATGTTGAAATCCTGCGAAAGGAATTTGAGAGCCTTCCTGCTTCCGTGAGTGGATCGGCTCAGAAGGTCCAGAACGCCTTTCTGGCATGGGTGGGGGGTGCCGACAGTGCTGTTGGCGCATCTTCCTCGCTTGCTGGCGTGCTGGACGGCCTGGCTAGAAATATCGATACGGTAGCTAACACGGCTGGCGTGCTGGTCAGCGTCGGTCTGGCGCGTTATTTCGGCAACATGGTTGGCAGCGTTGCCCAGTCAACTGCGGCGGTGGTGTCGAATACTGCCGCTGAGGTAGGGCTGGCACAGGCTCAGGTTCGTGGCGCTCAGGTCAGTGTGGCAGCAGCACGCCAGACGGTTTACCGGGCTCAGCAGGCCAGAGCAGCCGCCGTCTCGATTGAGGCACAGATTGTCGCCGAACGTGCGCTGACAGCTGCGCAGTCCGGGCTTAACAGTGCCATCGCGGGCAGAACATCTGCCATCAGCAACCTGACCAATACTGCCTCTGTAATGTCGCGGCTTGGCGGCGGTGTGCTGAGTGTTCTGGGCGGCTGGCCGGGTGTGATTATCGGTGCCGGTGCTGCTATGTTCGGCTTGTACCAGCACACTCAGCAGGTTCACAAAGAGGCGGTAAGCTTCGCCAACAATCTCGATGAGATCAACAGCAAGCTTAAGCAGATGTCTGTGCTGGGCCTGAAGTCTACCGCTGCTGATGCCCGTACATCTCTTCAGGCGCAGAAGCAGGATTTGAATGACCTCGATACGCAGATCGCAAAAGTTAGAGACAGCCTGAGTGGCCTGGACCAGATTCAGCAGGATTACAACAGGCACCCCACGCTGACCTATATCAACACGTTCATGGATCAGGCCGACATCACGGCTAAGAATGTGGAGCTCACCGATAAGCTAAACCGGCTGGAGTATCAGCGAGAGCAGGCTGCAGCAAAAGTCGCCAGCACGCAAAAGCTGGTCAATGATGCGAGCGATCTTGCAACGCAGAAGGCCGTTGAGCAGGCTGGCGCTGTTTCGATTCTGAAGGGTGCCTATGATCTCCTGAACCGCTCAATGTCCGCCACTGCCGGGGCGAAACCGCCTCAGTATGCAGGTCCGGTTGTGAACGTTGCCAGCGCCACTCCGCAGCAGCAGACAGCGCTTGAAAAGGCCCGTCGCGATAACGAGCTTTCCAGCCTCAGCGGTTTGCAGAAGCTGCACGCGCAGCATCAGTACGAAGCTGATGACCTGAAACTGACCGGCGCACTCTATACCCAGTACGTTTACAACAAAGATCAGGCTGCAAAAAAAGATGCAGCCGCTGCAGAGGCAAAGAAAACCGGCACGGCCGCAACAAATGCACAGAACAAAGCTGAGCGGGAAGCCGCAACACAGGCTGAAAACTATGCCCGTAAAATGGCTGACCTCAGCGTTGCCATAGAGGTTCAGAAGGTTCGCGCCACCGAAGGTGAAAAAGCATCAGAGTTGTATGCCGCATCGCATCAGGCTGGCACCAAGTGGACAGAAGAGCAGCGCAAAGCCATTCGCGACAACTCATCTGAGTTAGCCATATGGACACAACGGGCTGAGGCGAATGTAAAAAAACAGCGTGAGCAGGCTGAGGCGCTGAAGGATTTAACCGAAGCAGCGCGGAAATATCGCGATGATGCCACCCAGACCACGGCGACAGCGGGCCTCAGTGACCGTCAGCGCAGCCGTTATGAAGAAACGCAGCAGGTGGATCGCGTTTTCGATAAAACGGACAAAGGCGCGGCGGCGATTGCGGCGCGTCAGCAGGCTCTCGGCGATCTGGACAGGAAATACCAGGCCATAGCCGCAACAGAGGCAGACTGGCTTAGCGGGGCGTCGAAGGGATATCAGAACTGGCTTGAAAGCGCCAGTAATGTGTCCGGGGCCGTTGCCTCCGGCGTGATCTCTACTCTCGACAGCGCAATGGATAACATGTCTTCCATGCTGGCAGGCAGTAAAGCAGACTGGAAAAGCTGGGGCCTTTCGATCCTGCAGACCATCGCAAAAATTGCGCTTCAGATGGCTGTCGTCAATACGCTGAAAGCTTCTTCTTCATCATGGGGAAGTATTCTGGGCTCAGTTGCCAGCAGTGTCGGCGGCGCTGTTGCAGGCGGTGCTGCAGGCGGCTCGACCGGATCAACCGGCGCAATGGGGCTGTCAACCAGCTACAGCGCCTATGACAGTGGTGGTTTTACCGGTGCAGGCGGTAAATATGATCCGGCCGGCATTGTGCATAAAGGGGAATTCGTCTTCACCAAAGAGGCAACAGACCGCATCGGTGTGTCAAACCTCTATTCACTGATGAAAGGCTATGCGGATGGCGGGGTTGTATCACCCGGGGCCGCTGTTTATTCCTCCGGTGTTAACCGCGCTTCCGGCAACGGGAATACGGTTTTTAACATCAGCGCCCCGGTCACCATAAGTCAGGGAGGGGCGGCGGGTGAAACCTCTGCCAGCGGTACGGCAGACACGGCCAGACAGCTTAAATCTATTGTCGAAATGACGCTAACAGAGCGGCTCAGGAAGGAGATTTCTCCGGGCGGACTGCTGTACCGGACTTCGTGAGGTTACAAATGGCGATTGATACTTTTAGCTGGTGCGTCAGAACGGGGGCGACGGAAGAGGTTAATGTTGCCACGCTTCAGGCCCAGTTCGGTGATGGCTATAAGCAGGTGGCCGGTGTCGGGATTAACGATCAGCGCGAGTCCTGGCCGGTTACCTGCAGCGGCAGTAAAACTGAGATGGCGACCGTGAGGGCTTTTCTCAAAGCGCACGTCACCACCTCCTGCTGGTGGGTCAATCCGTGGGGAGAGAAAAAGCTTTACCGCGTTAAATCTGATTCAATCCGGCCCGCCTTCATCAACGGTAATTTCGTGGAAATCAGCTTTACCTTTGAGCAGGCTTTCGCACCGTGACATGTCACGATAACAACAGGGCGCTGATGCGCCCTTTTTTATTGGGTGAAAAATGAGTTTCAACCAGGACATTCAGGCGCTGGAGCCGGGGAGTCTGGTCCAGCTGATAGAGATTGACGGTACAGCCTTCGGGCTGGATACCGTGCTGCGCTTCCATGCGTATAACCTTCCGACCGAGGGCTGGAAGTCTTTTGCAGCGGAAAACCTGCCATCCATCATCTGGCAGGGTAATGTGTACGATCCTCATCCGTATGAGCTGACCGGCATGGAGATGAGCAGCACCGGTTCCCAGCCGACACCAAAGCTTTCTGTCGGCAACGTGGGTAACTATGTGACTGCGCTCTGCCTGCAGTTTGACGACATGGTAAAGGCGAAGGTGCGCATCCACACCACGCTGGCAAAGTATCTCGATGCGGCAAACTGGACGGCGGGCAACCCAAACGCCAATCCGCAGGAAGAGCGCGTTCAGCTGTTTTACGTGAATGCGAAGACTTCCGAGACGCGTGCTCAGGTGGATTTTGAACTCTGCTCCCCCTTTGATATCCAGAGCCTGCAGCTTCCATCGCGCCAGATTACGCCGGTCTGTACCTGGTGCATGCGTGGCTGGTACCGCACCGGCACAGGGTGCGATTACGCAGGCAATCGGTATTTTACCAAGGACGGCACGGCGACCAGTGACCCGTCAAAAGATGTCTGCGGCGGGCGTATGGTTGACTGCAAAGCACGCTTTGGCGATGACCAGCCACTGCCGTTCGGCGGGTTCCCGGCTGCTAACCTGCAGGGGAAATAACGATGCGCAAAAAGATTCTTGAGGCGATACGCGAGCACGTCGCCGCCGAATACCCGAAAGAGGCGTGTGGCCTGGTCATCCAGTCAGGCCGGAGCCAGAACTATATCCCCTGCCGGAATATCGCTGACGCGCCGACCGGGCACTTTACGCTGTCGCCGGAGGATAAGCGGGCAGCGGAAGCGCAGGGCGAAATTCTGATGGTTATCCATTCGCACCCGGACGTGCCGCAGCTCATCCCGTCAGAGCATGACCGGGTACAGTGCGACTTCTCCGGCGTGGAGTGGGGGATCATGTCGTGGCCGGACGGCGACTTCTGCACCATCAGCCCGCGCACTGACCGCGACTACACCGGCCGCCCCTGGCTGATTGGCGGTAATGACTGCTGGTCGCTCATCATGGACTGGTACCAGCGTGAGCACGGCATCACCCTGAAGAACTGGTCCGTAGACTATGAATGGTGGGTGGATGGCAAAGAAAACCTGTATGACGACAACTGGCAGTCAGAGGGGTTTGTAGAGGTTGAGCCAGCGGAGATGCGTGAGGGCGACATGATCATGATGCGCATCAGCGCCCCGGTAACAAACCACGCCGCAATCTACCTGGGCAACAATATCATTCTTCATCATAACGCCGGAAGCCTGTCTACACGGGTGCCTTATGGCGAATACTGGCGTAACCGTACTGTGCGCATTGTGCGCCGAAAGGAGCTGATGGATGCTTAAAACCATGCGACTCAAAGGCCGGATGGCAAAAATGTTTGGTCCGGTTCACCAGTTCCACGTGGCGGATTTGCGGGAGCTGCTGCGTGCGATATGCTCACAGGTGCCAGGCTTCAAAAAGTTCGTGTCAAACGCCCACCTCAACGGCATCCGGTTCGCCTTCTTCAGCGGCAAAGACAACATCGGCCTGCAGGAATTCGATATGTCCTCAGCCGCAACTGAGTTTCAGATGGAGCCGGTTCTGGAGGGTTCAAAGCGCGGCGGTACGCTGCAGATTATCATCGGTGCCGTCGCGATTGTGGCGGCGTTCTTCACCGCAGGCGGCTCGCTGGCACTCTATGGCGCAGCGCTGGGTACCACCACTGCAACGGGTCTGGCCGTAACCGCGCTTACCAGTATGGGTATCAGTATGCTTCTGGGGGGAGTCGTGCAGATGCTGACGCCTCAGCCCAAGCTTAACGTGGGGGCCTCATCCAGTACTGACAACAAGCCGAACTACGCGTTCGGTGCACCGGTCAACACAGTCGCGATGGGCTATCCGGTGCCGGTGCTTTACGGGAAACGGGAAATCGGCGGCGCGGTCATCAGTGCAGGCAGCTTTACCAGCGATCAGCAGTAATCCATTCGGGACTAATTTTCAGGCCACCTTCGGGTGGCTTTTTTTATGGGTGAAATATGCGACTTCTTGAGGGTGCTGTGATTCAGGGCAGTAAAGGTGGTGGCGGGAGCGCACATACGCCGGTAGAGCAGGCAGACGATCTTCTGTCTATCGCCAAACTGAAAATGCTGCTGGCTATCTCTGAAGGTGAGATTCAGGGCGACTTAACCGCACAGCAGATTTACCTGAACGATACACAGCTGGCGAATGAAGACGGCACCTATAACTTTACCGGCGTCGTGTGGGACTGGCGCAGGGGAACGCAGGACCAGACCTACATTCAGGGTATGCCGGAGGTCGATAACGAACTGTCAGTGGGCGTTGCCGTCACGCAGTCTGTCGCCTGGACGCGCCAGTTCACCAACCTGACACTCGATGCTGTTCGCATCAAGGTGAGCCTGCCGGTGCAGTATCAGTATAAAGATAATGGCGACATGGTTGGCACCGTCACGCAGTACGCTATTGACCTGTCTACGGATGGCGGTTCATGGGTGACGGTTGTTGACGGCAGATTTAACGGCAAGACCACGTCTGAATATCAGCGTGATCACCGCATTGATTTGCCCAAAGCAACATCCGGCTGGTCAATCCGGGTACGCCGCATCACAGCTGATTCGACATCCTCAAAGCTGATAAACGCCTTCAAGGTATTCTCATTTGCAGAGGTCATCGACAGCAAGCTTCGTTATCCCAACACCGCACTGCTGTATATCGAGGTTGATGCCAGCCAGTTCAGCGGTCAGGCACCAAAAGTCACCTGCAAGCCAAAAGGGCGGCTGGTCCGCGTCCCGACGACCTATGATCCGGTTTCACGCACGTATGCCGGTACATGGCAGGGTGATTTCAAATTCGCCTATACCGATAACCCGGCATGGATTTTCTATGACCTGGTGCTGGATAAAATCTTCGGCATGGGGACCCGCGTTGATGCCACCATGATCGACAAGTGGGAGCTCTACAGCATTTCGCAGTACTGCGATCAGATGGTGTCAGACGGCGCAGGCGGCACAGAGCCACGCTTTACCTGTAACGTGTTCATCCAGAGCCAGCAGGATGCTTACACTGTACTGAAGGACATTGCGGCAATATTCCGTGGCATCACGTTCTGGGGTAACAGCCAGATTTTCGTCAATGCTGACGTGCCACAGGTCGATTCAGACGGAAATGTTGACGTTGATTTCGTTTACCACGCGGCGAACGTCATTGACGGTCTGTTCACGTATGCAGGTGGCAGCTACAAGAACCGCTATTCATCCTGTCAGGTGAGCTGGTCCGATCCGATTAACCACTATTCTGACACTGTTGAAGGCGTCTACGACTCCGACCTGGTGCAGCGCTACGATGTGCGCGAGATGAGCCTGACAGCCATTGGCTGCACGTCTCAGAGCGAGGCGCACCGGCGCGGACGATGGGCCATTCTGTCTAATGCCAAAGATGGCACCGTTTCATTCGGCGTCGGCCTGGACGGTTACATTCCGATCCCTGCTGAGATTATTGGTGTAGCGGACCCGTTCCGCAGCGGTAAACAGAACGGTGGCCGCATCAGTTCGGTTAATGGCCTGCGCATCACGCTCGACCGCGCTGTTGATTACGCTGCAGGTGACAGACTGGTTGTAAACCTGCCGGACGGTACCGCACAGACCCGAACAATCGGCAGCATCAGCGCCGATAAGAAAACGGTCAGCGTGAATACCTCTTTCCGTACCACGCCGGTGACGGGTGCAGTCTGGGCTATCGACAGCGATAATCTGGCAATTCAGTATTTCCGCGTCACCTCAGTAGCCGGGAATGATGACGGCACGTTTACCATTACCGGTGTGCAGCACGACCCCAACAAGTACCGCTACATTGATGACGGCGTGCGCATTGAGCCGGCACCAATCACAGTCACGCCCATCAGCGTGCTTAAGGCACCGGCCAACATCAAAATCAGCGAAGTCAGCTTTGTTGAGCAGGGATTGTCTGTTTCATCAATGCAGGTCACGTGGGACCGTGTTGAGGGGGCAATCAGCTACGTGGCTCAGTGGCGCAAGGACAAAGGGGACTGGATTAACGTCGCAGTCACCAGCGCACAGGGCTTCAGCATTCAGGGTATTTACACCGGTGTTTATGATGTCCGGGTGCGTGCTGTTAACGCGGCAGAAGTCTCTTCTCCGTGGGGCTATGCTGACTCGACCTCACTCAGCGGCAAAGCCGGTAAGCCGGGTACACCGGTAAACCTCCGCGCCACTGACAACGTGGTGTGGGCGATTGACGTGACGTGGGCGTTTCCTGATGGTTCCGGTGATACCTCTTACACAGAGATTCAGGTGGCCACAACGGCAGACGGGCAGAATCCGCAGTTTCTGGCCTATGTTCCGTATCCTGGCGTGAGCTACCAGCACGGACCGATGCCCGCTGGCGTTCGCCGCTGGTACCGCGCCCGGCTGGTGGATCGCATAGGCAATACTGGCGACTGGACGAAGTTTGTTGAAGGGGCAAGCAGTGTTGATGCCACTGCGTTGCTGGGCGACATTACCGAACAGGTTCTCAAGACGGATGCCGGTAAGCAGCTCATTGCCAAAGTAGATACCAACATTGATGCGATGCTGCAGAATGCGCTTAACCTCGATGCAACGGTTGACCACCAGATGGCGGAAGCTGGTAAAAACCGCGCTGACATCCTGACAGTGAAGCAAACCATCGCAACTAACGATCAGGCTTATGCGCAGAAGTTTGAGCAGGTACAGGCCACTGTAGACCAGAACACGGCGGCAGTTCAGCAAACCTCCACAGCGCTGGCGGATACGAACGGAAAGCTATCCGCGCAATACTCAGTAAAAGTGGCGGTAGACAGTAATGGTCGTCAGTACGCGGCTGGTATGGGAATTGGCGTTGAAAATTCCCCAGCAGGAATGCAGACGCAGGTGCTGTTCCTGGCTGATCGATTTGCCGTAATGTCGCAGGTAGGCGCTACGCCGAAAACCTTCTTTGCCATTCAGAACGGGCAGACCATCATCAATCAGGCATTCATAGGTGATGCGACTATCACAAGCGCAATGATCGCGGCATATATTGAGTCTACGAATTACGTTGCAGGAGCTACAGGATGGAGGCTCAGCAAAGACGGTACCTTTGAAAATAATGGTTATGAGCCCGGCAATGGTCGTATGGTGCAAACCAACAACCAAATATCAGTATATGACGGTAATGGTGTTCTGCGCGTGAGAATGGGGAAACTCAGCTGATGGCATATGGTTTTGGAACCTGGGACGCCAATAGTGTCGATAATAACACTGGGCTCGTTAAAATTAATGCGCTCGGCGTTATGTCGATTGATGCTACCAGTAATTACAATCAGTCATTCGCACTGCCTACCGGTTATTCTCTCGATTATCTTTTTCAGGCCAGTGGCGACAGGAATGGCAATGGCAGAAAGAAGATTTACGTCAGCGGCTCTAACGTCTTAGTGAGTCAGGTATCAGGCTCAGACTATTCTGTGGGAACTTTTCCTAACGTTCCGGGAAACATACTGGTATTCGTGAGGTGATATGTCCTATGGAGCAATGCTGACAGACTCAGCAGGAGTACCATTTTACATTGGCGACACAATGCCATTAACCCTTCTTGAAAAGCGCGTGCTTAATGTGCCTTCTGTGTCCGGAAGCGGCACTGTCATTAACCTGTTTAATAATGACAATGTCATCAGGTTTGTGTTTGTTAACAGTAATGGCGCTCAAGGGAATCGTTCAAGCACGTGTGAGGCCCTAGAATTATCCGGAGGGGTTTGGGGTTTACGCTGTGCTGGCGAGGCAAGAACAGTTAACGTTTACATTTTTGGCTATCAGTTCCAGCCTGTTCCCGCCTGGGGGATTCAAATCAATGACTCTCAGGGGCGATGTATACTGACAAACGAAACCAAAGTATTGCGTGATGTCCAGAAGCTGGGAGATGAGGGCTCGGATTCAGGATCGGGGTTAAACGCTAATTTCTCTATCTCAGGGGAGTGGGCCGTTGCACCGGCTTATACCGGGAATTACTCAGGAACAGTGAGTCAGGGTGGGCAGGTTTATCCGGTTGTTGCCCAGTATGCGAGCAGTGCAAGGTTCAATGGCAGCACGACACAGATCACCAGTGGATATATCGGCAACCTCAATACCGGGGGCGGAGGTACAGGTACATTAACTAACTACCGAAACCGTCTTGTAGCGGTTAACGTTCAGAGGTATTAATAAAATCGATCCTTGAAATCCATCAATTTAATTGATGAGTTGAGGCTTTAAAGGTATAAAGCATCAAACTAAACAAGGATGATTAAATGATGAAGATTCTTTTGCTGATGGCTCTTACCTCACTGGCCGGATGTCAGGCTCTACCTCCTGTGAAATGCACGGCGATTGCCAGAATTGGCGGGCAGGATGTCAATGTGCCAATCTACGATGTTAAAACTGAGGCGAACCAGACTAAATATTTCGCAGGCAATCCCTTCGGATGGAAGTGGGTATCAAAGTCAAACTTCACCGAGAGCACCTGCCAGAAATAGTAAATAACTCAAATCAATAAACCCGGCCACCGTGCCGGGTTTTTTATTGCCCGGAGAAAGCTATGCCAGCAGGCACTATCGCATTAACGAATAACTCAACGGCTGTGACAGGCTCAGGAACATCATTTACAGCTGAGCTTAAAGCGAACGACTTCATCGTTGCTATAGTAGGTGGTGTCACCTATACGCTCGGAGTGCAGTCGGTGAACTCGGCTACCGGCGTGACACTGACTACAGCATATAACGGCCCGACCGCATCAGGTATTGCGTGGACAGCTGTACCTAATGCGGCCCTTGTCGGGATTACTGCGCAGGTAGCGGCTGATGTAGCCAGGGCTATTCGCGGGCTTAATCTTGATAAAGCTAACTGGCAGCAGATTTTCAGCGGCACCGGAAACGTGACAGTAACGCTTCCAGACGGCAGCCAGTACACAGGTCCGGCATGGGGTGGCTTAATTAAGCGAGATGGCTCTGTTGCCATGACAGCTGCACTGACAACGCCAGCAATTGAGCTGACAGCTGCAACCCCCTTTATAGATTTTCATTATAACAATTCGACAGCCGATTATACGGCAAGGATCATTCATACCGAAGCGCAGGCGATTGAAGTTAGCGCTGGTTCAGGAAATATATCTTTTCGCATCAATGGCGGTTTACGCGTCGGTGGTGCGTCTTATTCAGGAGGCATTAACTTATATCGAGGTAATGGCGATGCGAATGCGTTGTGGGGGTTAAACGCTTCAGATGGAAATCTAAATATTGCCAGGGGGACATCGACCGGAGGCATTATAACGATGGCTGATAGCATGCTGGATCAAGTGCGAGGGATAAGAGGAAAACAAGGTGCTTCCGGAGTTTATCAACCTAATACCTGGCAGTTTTACTGGAATTCTTCAGCCCAGCTTGAGGCATGGGTGGATACCAGTAAGGTCGGTAACGTTACGCTATCAAGTACATCAGATAAAGGGCTGAAGAAAGATATCACCTACCGTGAAGACGCGAGTGAGGCTCTTGCGGAAGTTCTTAAGTGGCGCCCAGCTGATTTTAAAATGAAGGCTCGTGGCATTATTCCGGAGACAGCAGAACAGTTGGGTTTCATTGCTAATGACCTGGTTAAGGTATCTCCTGAATGTGTCAGCGGGAAAGGATTGCCGGATGATTATGATATTGAGGCCGATCCCAATAACGACACGGCATATTACCTTAACCACATCCCGATGATTGCTAAGCTGGCTCAGGCGCTACAGGCCCAGCAGAAAATCATCGACGCACAGTCCGAGATTATTAAGGCAATGGGAGTCCGGTTGAAAGATCTTGACGGCTTGGATGGATAAAAAAGCCCGGCGACCGGGCAAGGTATGTTCCGCTCTCGTCTCAGCGAGTTTACGGGGTGGGTATTGTCAGCGTAGGTTACTGTTTCAGCCAGAGCCAAGCGGCGGGCAAAAAAAGCCCGCAAAGCGCGGGCATAAAATTCGAGCGTTAGAAACTTCTTGTACGCAACACAGCTGCTGTGTGTTACCCATATATGATAACCCATAGTAATTATTTGTTTGTTAAGAAAGCGTAAATCCTATCAATAGGTGGAACTAACCTTTCGGGAAGCAAAAAAAACCGCTGTCCGGAACAGGGCAGCGGGAAAGGTGTACCCAGCTATTATTATGGTACCAGGGTAGATACCAGCGGCAATTATATGCCATAAGTCAGATCACGCCTGTTTTTTTAACAAATAATTTACAGCAATAACATTGACCTGAAAAAAATGCCTGCCCCCGAGGCGGGTGGCAGGCATAAGTCGTGGTTGGGCTATTGATACTCTTTTGAGGCATCTCATGATTGTGACGAGGTTTAAGGCGAGCCAGCCATGCGCCTCTTCAGCCAGCGGTAGGAGCGCGGGCCTGTACACAACAGTCACATGGTAGGGGAGTGAGCTAGTATGACAAGCGTAAGCGGGAAGTATTTTCAGGAGTTCAGAAAAATAAGCCCGCGTCAAGCGGGCTGACTCAAGCAGGGGTCACCAATAATCAGAGTTGAGAGCACTACTCTCAAAAATGGTATCGGTCAGCCGGCCAGGTTCTTTAGGGTTGATTTCATCAGAGGGGGGGTTAACCGAACAGCACCGCGTGTGCAAAAAAAAGCCCGCATCTCACGGGCAAGTAACAGCGTATGTCTTTTGTTTTCTCACTTCAGGTGAGGAGCTAAGCTCCACCATTGTTAACGGCTCATTGTCGAAAACCTTTAGTAAAGTCAGCACTATTTTGAATAACCGAAGCGCTCAAAGCTTAAAGCCAAAAAAGCCCGCGTTACGCAGGCATCAATTGGTACAAAAAAGGAAAAATCTCAGTATCAGCATTCGCTGACAGGCGCACCATACAGTGTTCCTGGCCATTAGATAGTGATGAATATGGCAATAGTGAAACATGAGCACGTTATGTATGTTCGCCATGCAAAACTATGCAGCGCCCGGGCTATAGAGCATAAATTCAGCACCATCCGCAGCTTTACAATTTTGCTACTCGTTTCGCCTTGATCAAATCCACTGTTCGATATTACTGTTTATCCATACAGTATTCATCGGAGGAGGATTACTGATGGCGCGAGACTACGAGATAAAGCCTGCATTCGTACAGGCGATAACGCTGGACCGGCTGGGGCGGCAGATAGTAACAACCAGCGCATTTCAGGCGAAGCTGGAGGCCGCAAACCATCACTGGACGCTGCATCAGTGCAACCAGTGGATACGTCGCGAACAGAATATGTTCATGGAACTGGCGACAGAGAACGGTGACAACCGCACCTACGCCCTGCGTAATATGGGATATGTGAGGTAGTCATGGGATTTCAGTCACCGGCGCAGGATTACGTCGAGAGCCGTCTCGACCTCAACAGGCTGTTTGCTCCTCACCCGGACCATATGATCCGCATAGAAACGCCAGGTGGATTCGCTCTTATCGACCGATCGCTGCAGGCTCGCCCGGGCGACACGGTCGCATTCCAGTTCGACGACTATCCGCAGCTGGGTAAATTGTTCAGTACGGGCATCATCACTCAGGATGGTGAGACGTTAGAAGGGAATGCGCTGGAGGGGATCGTGGTGTTGGGAAAGGTGACGACTGAGTTTGAATCGGCCTATGAAACTTACAGTGCCATTATTTGAAGCAAGAGCAATCTGCTTTTTGCCGCATTACATGCATCTATAGACACTCTGATAATCCGTCCGGAAGTTTATAATTATAAAACAAGCTCTTATAATAATGACTACGTAAACATTTCGAGAGTAGGAAGCGTGAAGGGTGGGTGTGGTGACATATGAACTACTCTCACTACACCAAATTCATGGCGTGTGTAATGAAGCACGAACATGGAAGTTCTATCTCCAAATTTCGACTCCTCATCATAATGATGAATACCAATATGGTAATGCCACAAGCAGTGTTTGTTGACAAACCTAGCTTTGCTAACAAATTCAGGATCGTCATGGTCAATGTCGTCTGAAAATTTGTTTCTTCCTTCAAGCCCGTCATAGCCATTCTTCATAAGATGCAGGATAAACGCACTTATTTTACGGCGATTTTTAGGAGGGAAACCCTGATAACGGGTCTTGAAGTGGTTAGTCAGCTTAGCGTCAACAACTACAGGCTCATGATCCATTCATCAATCTCATCAACAGTTTGCAGATGAGAAGGTATGGTGATATCACCAGAAGCCAAAGACGCGCTTATCTCATCCATAGGATAATTTCTAAAAGAATCACATCTAACGAAAGAAGTATGCTCGATGCTACGGACTTTGTTGCTTCTGAAATCAACTGCTTCAATAGAGCTATGCACAGCAGTTGTAGAAAAAGTTGATACGAAACACGCGACTAAAGAAGTCATAAGTTACCCCTTAAGATCTGGTGTATCTTTCAAGTTTGAAACGAGTGCATCGCGAAGAGCCACAGCTCTATCGTGAGACATTGTTACTGATGCAACCTTTTTAATCACTACCTGTGATGCCACTGGCACACCGTTTTCGTCGGCATGCGATGTCACTCTGTTAGTAAGAAATGAGAGGTTAACGTAATGATTGTCATCGATGCGATACTCTGTCACGCCTGCAATTTCAGCATAAACATCTGTAAAATTAGCGTCGTTCTCAATGAGAGTTAACTTCGCTTCAGGTTCAATGTGCGACATGATGAATTTTGTTTTCCATAAAGTGGATGAGAATCATACTCCAACTATGCTCCAAAGCAAGACAATCGAAACGAAATGATAAAGCCTTGAAACCCACATAAACAAACTATAGGTCATTCGCAAAGAATGATATCGGTAAACTTCTCAAAAACTTTATAGCAAAGGTAAAGGTTTTAAAAATTTGCGTACATATATGAGTACATATGTAAGTGAATTTTATGATTTAAATTACTGTTTATATTGGATTAGATTCTTGTTTTTTTATATCCATTTAACTAAGGGGACAGCGGCACGCAGTATAGCGAAACAGGCGATGAGATTCATCAGGTCGCCGCGCGTTTGCTCATTACGTCAGCAATGTCGCTGTTCAGCCTCTCTTTTGAGACCACTTTTTTCATGCAGGGGCCAGATAACACGTGCAGCGCAAATCCTTCTGCGCTGCACTTTTTTACCTGACGACAGTTATTCAGCACCTTCCTCTTTTTCTCCGCGCTCTTCACGCTCAC